TCAGTGGCAATGCTCCCAAGTACAGCAAGGATGAGCTGTCCACTCTGCTTGGTGACCTCTAATCAGTAAGAGTTGTGTAACAAGGACAAGAGTGAAATTATTTTGCTCTTGTCCTTTTTTTTTTTTGTTTATTATGTTAGATACAGTAAGAGACAAATTACGAGAGATTTATGACAGACTCAATGGAAAGCATAATACTATTCTTGAGCTGTTCATAGACCAATTTGGTGAGCCTTTTGTTGATTCTGACATCAAAACCTTTGATGAACTTGTGGAGTTTCTTAATTCAAAGACACTTGGCACTTTCATTGATGGCTATGAGGGCAGAAATGAATATGGTCACTATAGCATAGATAGACAGGATTATGATGCTAATGGCAGAGGTAAATCTTTTCTTGAATATATACCAGACTTAGGTATTTTAGACTATATCACTCCTTCTATCAAGAATTTCCTTGGTTTAGAAAGGGATAGTCTGAAAACTATTATGGTGTATTTTCCAAATGTGAGAGTTACCAATGAATATGATAGGTTCATAGACATTCAGGACCTTTATGCCAGTGTGAAAATCGAGTCTGATGGTAGATTAAGGGAGTGTTTTCATCTTGCTAGGACTACTTATTCATATAAGCAATTCAAGGCTGGTTATGCTCATTCTCACATGAGGAGAGTAGATTCAAGTAGTGCAGGTCAATGGAGTTATCCTTGCACAGGAACTGGTCCTATTAATGCTACTATGGATACCATTAAAGCCAGTTATAATGAGCAATTTTGGGGTCTGTTTACCTTTGAACTTGCTAAGTATGTTACTGTTGAGTCTGTGGCTGGTACTCCTTATATCAGACTTGAAGAGGTTGACAAAGGTGATGTGGATGAATCCATGTCTAACTTTAATAGTCAAGGAAAGAACATCTTGAGTGGCTCTATTAAGCATCTTATCAATGCTTTCACTCAGTATTATGCTGAAAAGCATAAGTTCAGATTCCAATTTGTCAATGGGCAGTATCAGATTGGAGAAAGTCCAGTGTCCATGATTGTCAATTTGAGCAATGAGTTCATTGCTTTTCTGAATGACTATAGGTGTAGAGTTGCCAATATGCCTACACTACAGCAACTCAAGAATACTCATGTTCTTCAGAATTATGTTGTTGCCAATGGTAGAATTTATCAAATTTCCAACAATGGCAGAGACATCAGTGCTGCTACAAGTGCCAATGGCAGAGACCTATTCAGGTTCAAGGGTGAGATGGTCAAATTGAAGATTCTTGTTGATGGCAACACCCTTGAGAATCACTCTTTACTTCTTGCCAAGAATTATTGTGAAGCTATAATCACCAATGTTTTAAGTATAATCAATTATCAATATGGGAAAAGGCAAAACCAAAGCCAAGCAAGTCAAGTCGGCAGCAGCCAAGGTAGAAACCAAGGTAGCATCCAAGCCACGGCTAGAGCTGGTGAAAAACCCTGCTTCATTTGACCTCATTATTCCTGAAGAGGTCGAAGCAAAGATAAGGCACCTTTGTAGTAAGGTGCATGATGTAGAATGGAGTGGCACTTTATTCTACACCGTAGAAGGTTCCTTGGATGATGGAACTTTCAAAGCAACTTGTGTGGACATCTGTGTCATGGATATTGGCACTGGTGGTTTCACTGATTTCAGAGATACTCCTGACATCATCAATTATAGGCTTGAGCATGGATTGCTCAGAGCTGGTATTTATGAGGCTCTAATCCATTAATTGTGAGTGGATGTAAAACTGGGTGAATTGCTGGAAACTCCTGGATAAGGGACAATCAGCAGCCAAGTCAGCCTTTAACAAAGCTGGAAGGTTCAACGACTAACTCTTGAAACTGCTATGCAGAATATAATAGAGACACGAGTGCCCAGCCCTGTTTATACAGGTGATGATATAGTCTGAACTTGTCTATATTTATCATAAGAATGATGATATATTCTTGTTAAGAATTTATCATATTTTCTTATATAAGGACAAGAGCTTAGAGATAAAGAACTCTAAGGATAACATTACATGATGTCACATAATAACATGGCTGCGTTTTTCAGTGGCACTGATGTTAATACTCTCCTTGAGGAGGGTAGTGACCTCAATCATTTCCTCTCTTTGATTGTTTGCAATGCTGGTCAGTATGTGGCTAGGATTACTAGAAAACTCAGAAGGAAGATTAAGGCTGAGGCTCTCATTACCTATACTGAGAGTACTGAGTATAAGACCTTTGAAGATGTCAATGTTGTCATTGCAGAGGGTGCTCAGAGACAAGAGACCAAGGTTGAGGAGAAAGAAGTTACCTGTGTTGAGTTCTTTGAAATGAGAATCAACAAGACTGAGGTTCCTGAACCCTTCAAGGAGCTTGATGAGAGACTTGATGGGATTAAGAGGAATAAGTCCAAAGTCAGGTATTCCAGCTATGGTGGATATGGTGGAGGCTATCAGCCTGCCAGTAAATCCATTACCCTCAATCAGTATGGACTCCCCTATCAAGAACCCAAAGTTCCCACTATTGGGTTTCCCAAGAAAGAGGAGCCTGAGGAGAAAGAAATCAAAAACCCCAATCAAACTGAACTTGCCTTTGAGGGTCAGGAAGAGGTTGAAAAAGGCTTTAGTTCTCCTTCTGTTCCTGTGGATGATGAGGATGGTATCACTGAATTTTATCAGTTTGAAAAAGTCCCTTTCGACATAGTAAAGACCCTGTGTACTCAGCTGCTTACTGGCAGCATATTGGCTACCTCGAAGACTAATCTCAATCTCAGTGATTGGGTGGAGAAGATGGATAAGCTGTATGAAGCCAGATTTGGTGAGCTTACTGACAGTTACAATGAGTGCAGACTCCAGAACTGGATTCAGTCTCTCACTGATGCAATGCTGTGCTACTCAGTGGACAAGAAATATGAAGATGAAATTGCAGCCCGATATAACTTGGGTGATGACTACGACTATAATGACAGTGATGCTTTCATTCACCTTTATGCTTGTGATATGATTGATTATCTTGAGAGCCTTCCCAAGAGTACTGTCAAAGATATGATGATTGAAGAACTTATAAGTTTAATGCCTAAAGAATATGAGGACCTTAGAGACAATCGCTGAACTTACTAGAGATGAGCTTGAACAATTCAGAAATGAAACCCTTAATGAATTTCACATAGATTCTGAGGCACTTCCTTTCTCTGTTTTTGCCACTCTTAGGAATACTCCTGATGCTACTCCTGTCAGCAATGGTATGTTCTACATATTGTTGCATCATTTCACTGGTGAGCTGGCTGCTTCTTGCAGATTTGGCTCAACTACCCAGTGGCTTGACAATGAGAACATCAAGGGCTGGATTCTCCTGCCCTTCCAAAGAACTAATTATATCCTCTTCCTGACCAATGAGCAGAGGGAGATACTTGAGAGAATCAAGGACATTATCCACAATTATAGCAACAGTGAAGACCGTTTAAGGGAAATTGCTGCTATTACAGACAATGCCTTGGAGACTACTCCCCTCACTGATGAAGAGAAGAACCACCCACTTGCTGTGCCATATCATGTGCCTGCCAACTCAGGTTCTCTGAATGTTGCAGAGCATACTTCCAGGTTCAGCGGTGCTTCTTGGTTTGAGGAAATCCAAAAGAAAACCATCATCCTTGCTGGTCTTGGTGGTATTGGCAGTTATGTCTGCTTCCTGCTTGCAAGGGTGCAGCCTACTTCACTCTTCATCTATGATGATGATATAGTGGAAGCTGCCAATATGTCAGGTCAGCTTTATAGCTTGTCTGACATTGGCCAGCATAAGGTTGATGCCATTGCTGCTATGGTTGGCAACTATGCCAGCTACAACAGTGTGTTTGCTATCAGAGACAGGTTTACCAACAGTTGTGAAGCTGCTGACATTATGATTTGTGGCTTTGACAACATGGAAGCCAGAAAGATTTTCTTCCGCAAGTGGTGTTCCCATGTGAACAACAAGAGTCTTGAGGAGAGAAAGAAATGTCTCTTCATTGATGGCAGATTGTCTGCTGAGTATCTGCAAGTATTCAGTTTTACAGGTGATGACCAGGGGGCTATCAATAAGTATTCAGAAAATGCTTTGTTCTCTGATGCTGAGGCTGATGAAACTGTATGCAGCTATAAGCAGACCACCTATATGGCTAACATGATTGGCAGCCTGATGGTTAATGTATTCACTAACTTTGTTGCAAATGAAGTAGCTGGTGCTCCTATTAGAGAGCTGCCCTATCTTACCTCTTATGATGGTAATAGTATGCAACTCAAAATAGAGTAGTATGAGTTCCATAGAAGAATTTTTCAAGCTCCTTTGGTATATAGCAGATAGAGAAGGTTATCCAATTCCACGAGTATCACTTGAGGAAGGTGCTTTCCCTGCTTTCTTGGAGGTTGATATTTCAGGCAACAAGTTTGAGGTTCCTACTCCCCTTGTGCCTTATGTTGCATCTGCAAAAAGGGCTGGCTACACCAAGCTGGTCTATAATCTTGTCAATGGTGCTGATAATATGGGTAGAAGGACTTTCCATAAAAAGACCATCAATACCATACTCAGACAATTTTTTGATGCCGGCAACAGCAACATGAGGTTAGCCCATGTGATTACTTCCAAAGGCTTGCATTATTATGGTTGCCGAGGAATGATTTTCAATGGGAGCTATGAGCCTCTTATGTTAGGCACTCTTGAAGTTGAATATGATGCTGCCCACAATACTGTAAATCTGTCACATCCAAAGTGCAGACTCTCCTATAAGGTGTTTGAGGGTGCTTCTGAGATAGTTGAAAAGACTATCATTAAGCAAGCAATCCCTTGTTATGCCAATGGAGGTATAGACATCAACTATAGGGGAGAGTATTTTGGCAACAGAGTTCCTGTTGAAATTGTAATAGGACACATGGGTTCCATGATTGTAAAACCAATGGTTCCAACTTTGTCTACTGTCAATATGGCCAATTTCAACAATATCATTGCAAATCACCATGAAGCTTACTGATTACTTTGGAGACTGGCTTAAGGTCATTGATGTGCCTGAGCTTGCCAAAGTGGTTACAAAGCTGAACTCACTGTATAGTGTGACTCCTGTTGTACCTGCTTATGCAGATATATTCAGAGCTTTCACACTATGCAGTGAGCATGATTGCAAGGTTGTGCTTCTCGGGCAAGACCCTTACCCTCAAAAAGGTGTAGCAACTGGGGTCTTATTTGGGAATAAGCTAGGCACATTGGAAATCTCACCTTCACTTCAAGTGATAAAACAGAGTGTAATGAGTCTTGATGAGGATTCTATGCCTTTCAAATCATTTGACATCACTATGGAATCTTGGGCAAGGCAAGGTATCTTAATGATTAACTCTGCACTCACTTGTGAGATGAACAGAATTGGTAGTCATGTCATGCTTTGGAGACCTTTCATCACTAAACTACTACAGAATCTCAGTAAATGGGAAACTGGTATGGTGTATGTCTTGTTTGGTACACAGGCTCAGACATTTGAGCCTTATATCAATAGCAAGTTCAACACTATTATCAAGGTAAACCATCCTGCATTTTATGCTAGAACTGGTACTCCTATGCCTAATAAGGTATTCACTGAGATTAACTCTATTATGGTTGGTAATTATGGTACACCAATCCAATGGTGTACTGATTTATAAACTAAAAACTAATTAACATGGTAAAACATTTCTTAAGAAACACTGACCAAGAAGTCAAGATTGGTGACAAGATTCGTGTCAAGGTTCCTGTGAACACCCCTTATGGAAGTGGGAACTGTGAAATGGAAACTCTAGTTACCCAAGCTTCACTTGAGCAGCTTTGCAAGGATGGCCTTGTTGAGAAGAGAGAAATCTCTGGAACTCCTGTGAAGCCTAAGCTTGACTTTGAGGACTACAAGCCTTACATTAGAAGACTTGCAAGAAAGATGGGTACATCCTTTGACTCTGCTGGTGAACTTTTAGGCATTCTTCAAGAAGTTTCTCCTCATGCCCATAACTGTATGCTCATTGACATGATGTCTGAGGTTATGAACAGAGGTAAGAAGCTTGGAAATTATGTCTACATAGTGAACCTTGGAGCTGGTGCACCTGTTGAGAAAGTCTTTAACAAGAATGTAGACCTGCCTAAGTTTGCATCCTTTGAGGATGCTCAAAAAGCAGCTTTTCTTGTTATGCCTTTTGTAATGGAAGCAAGGCATGGAGAATAAGAAGATAAAAAATGCTACCCCAAATACCTACAATGAGATTCATTATAGGAGCAAACTAGAGACTGATTGTGCTAAGTTCTTTGAAAATTCTAAAATACCTGTTGAATATGAGAAGCATACTTATGAGCTTATACCCCAAAGAGTGTATCTAGGGGAAGTTTTTAAGCCTGTTACTTATACACCTGATTTTGTTGGGGAATCCTTTATAGTAGAATGTAAAGGATTTCCTAATGACAGGTGGCCTGTCATAAAGAAACTTTTCATACAATATTTGGAAACAAATCACGTTAATAAAAAGTTTTTTGAAATAGGTAGTGTATCAGAATTAAAAAGAGCTATGATATTATCACAGACCAATTTGACCGAGGAGTGGAAACCTGTTGTAGGTTTTGGAGACCTTTATGAGGTTTCCAATTATGGTAGAGTAAAATCCATCCAATTTCATGGTAAAAAGAGAGAGAAAATTTTAACTCAATCTACTGCGAATGGCTATAAGTTTGTAAAATTGAGAAATTGGTATCAGCAAGTTGCTGGTAGTTTCCCAGTGCATAGACTAGTAGCTATGGCATTTATTCCTAATCCTGAAAATAAATCTCAGGTAGACCATATCGACACTAATCCATCAAATAATGTTGTAACAAACTTAAGGTGGGTTACTCCTTTAGAGAATCAGCATAATGAATTAACCCTAGAAAGGTTAAGAAATTCTTTGACTGCTTATAATAAATCTGAGGCTCATAGAAAGGTTATGCAAGAAACTCAGGGACATTCTATTTTGCAATTTGATAGGCATGGTAACTTTATTGCTGAATATCCTTCTATGAATGAGGCAGCTATACAGTTACATACTACTTCTACTTGTATAAAAAGAGTGTGTGACGGTGAAAGGAAATATCATCGAAATTGGGTCTTCAAATATAAAGAAGATGGAAACACCCCAGATTCAAAAATTGAGGCAGCTTGTTCCAAAACTGCCTGAGAAAGAAATCCCAGCTTGCTATAAGTGCTTGGATAAAAGAGACTTTGCTGGCATGGAGCAAATTGTTGATACTGTCATTCGCAGAATTGAGAAGAACAGGGAGAAACAAGAGCAAAAATATGCTGACATAGACCTTGATTCCTTGTATGTATTGCAGGCTGAACTAACTGCTATTACTATCCGTGAAGACCTTGTATGATATAAGCTGGCAGGTTACAGAACCTGAGTATAGAGCAGACCCTGCATTGAGTTATAGTACTCTTGCTAAGTTTGCTAGAGAGGGTTTCAATAACCTTGATACACTCTTTGATAAAGTGGAAACACCATCACTTACTTTTGGGTCTGCTGTTGATTGTCTGATAACATCAGGTCAGGAAGAGTTTGATAAAAACTTCATGGTGGCAGAGTTCCCAACTTTGAAGGATTCTGTCAGAAGTATAGTCAATACTCTGTTTGAGAACTATAGCCAAAACTATAGGTCTTTGAATGAGATTCCTGATTCCATTATCATTGACCAGACAATTCTTGATAGCTTTCAGCTTAACTGGAAGCCAGAGACAAGGGCAAGAGTTATCAAAGAGCAAGGCAGTGAGTATTATTCACTCCTATATCTTGCAGGTGACAGAACTGTGATTGACACTGCTCTCAAAGAGCAGATTGACAATGCAGTAACTGCACTTAAAACTAGCCCTTCAACTTGTACCTTCTTTGCTGAGAATGGCACTGACAACCTCATAAGAGAATATCAGTTGAAATTCAAAGCTACATTAGATGGTGTGGACTACAGGTGTATGGCTGACCTGATTATCATAGACCCTGAGAATATGATAGTCTATCCTATAGACCTTAAGACAAGTTCTCATACTGAGTGGGATTTCTATGAATCTTTTATTCAATGGAGATATGACGTGCAAGGCCGCCTTTATTGGAGAATCATTAGAGACAATATGGACAGAGACCCATTCTTCAGAGGCTACAAGCTTGCTGATTATACCTTTGTAGTTGTCAATAAGAAAACTCTTACTCCTTTGGCTTGGGAGTTTGAAGATACTCAGAAAATAGGTACACTTGTCTATGGAAAACATCAACAAATTGAATTGCAAGACCCATTTGAGCTGGGAAGACAGCTCTCTATTTATCTCTCTTTAAGGCCGCAAGTGCCTTTGCTAATAAAACAGGATGAATCTAATAGTTTAACCCAATGGCTGAATACACTATGAAAGTAAAGAAAAGAGATGGTTCTGAAGAGCAATTTGATTACAATAAAATAATCAATGCTGCTAAGAAAGCCTATACTGCTTGTGGAAAAAAGATGTCTAAAGAGGTTAGAAATGACCTTAAAGCTCTGTTTACAAACAGAGATATTGTAGATATTGAGGAGATACAAGACAGTGTAGAAGGTATTCTCATGAAGGATAATGCTGAACTTGCTAAAGCCTTTATTCTGTATAGAGACAAGAGAAAGAGAATTAGAGAATTTGTTCAGCAGAAAACAGAGTTTATACACAGATATAAGGAATCTTCTAATACTGCTAATGCTACTGTTGATGATAATAGTAATGTGGGAGGAAAGAATATTGGTATTCTTAATGCTGAAATACATAAAGAAGATAATATCAATATTTCTAGGGGTATGGTTATGAATAAACTTAAAGAACTATATCCTAATTTTGATGCTAAACAGTATGAAAGAGACCTCAAAGACCATATTATCTATAAGCATGATGAGAGTTCTTTTGCTGGTGCTATAGCTCCTTACTGTTGTAGTATTACTATGTATCCTTTCTTGTCTGAAGGTATTAGGAGTATTGGTGGACTGTCTGCACAACCAAAGAATCTTGATAGTTTCTGTGGTATGTATGTCAATCTTATCTTTGCTACTAGTGCTATGTTTGCAGGTGCTGTTGCTACTTCAGAGTTTCTCCTTTATTTTGCATATTTTGCAAAGAAAGAATGGGGAGAGGATTTTTGGCAACATCCTGACATGGTAGTATCTGCTAATTGTAGTAGAGAGAAGACTATTAGGAAGCAAATACATCAGTATTTCCAACAGGTGATATATAGCATTAATCAGCCTGCTGCTGCAAGAGGACTTCAAAGTGCTTTCATTAATTTCTCTTACTTTGATAAACCTTTCTTTGAAGGTATGTTTGGGGAATTTGTGTTTCCAGATATGACCAAACCAGATTGGGAATCTCTTAACTGGATTCAAAGAGAGTTTATGCAATGGTTTAATCAAGAGAGGTTGAGAACTATATTAACTTTTCCAGTTGAATCATTTGCTCTAGTGTATAAGGATGGAAAGTTTGTTGATGAGGAGAGTGCTAGATTTGTAGCAGAAGAATATGCTAGAGGACATAGTTTCTTTACATATATCAGTGATACTGTAGATTCTTTAAGTAGTTGTTGTAGACTTAAGAATATAGTAACTACTAAGGAGTTTAACTTCACTAACGGTAATATGGGAGTCCAAACTGGAAGTAAATCTGTCATAACCCTTAATCTTAATAGGATTATGCAAGATTTTATGGAAAGTGTAACTATAGAAACTTCTAAGTTAAACAAAAATGGTCTGGAAGAAGAGGTAAATAGGCACATGGATAAGTCTATTCCTGAAGATAGGGTGCTTTTCGCTGATAGTTGGATTGCTGGCAATCTTAAACAAGGATTTAAGGAGTATCTTATAAACATTCTTGAAAGAGTCTATAAATACCATACTGCTTATAATGAGCTTCTTTGGGATATGTATAATGCAGGGTTACTTCCTGTATATACTGCTGGTTTCATTAATTTGAACAAGCAATATCTTACTATTGGTATTAATGGGCTTAATCAAGCTGCCGAATTTCTTGGTATTGAATGTAGAGACAATCCTGAATATCAAGCATTTTGTCAGTTTATCTTTAGTACTATAAAAGAGCAAAATACTCTCCATAAGACAGCTAAAACTACATATAATACAGAAGAAGTGCCTGCTGAATCTCTTGCTATAAAGAACTATAATTGGGATAAAGAAGATGGATACTTTGTTGGTGAAGGAAATAATCTTTATGCTAGTTATATCTTTAAGCCTGATGATGTCAATACTTCAGTACTTGAGAAATTTAGACTTCATGGTAAGGACTATATAGGAGACTATCTTGATGGTGGTGCCGCTGCTCATATTGGCTTAGACCAGCATTTAAGTGAAGAACAATATTGGAAACTTCTTCATTATGCTGCTGAAGTTGGATGTCAGTATTTCACTTTCAATATACCAAATTGTGAATGTGAAGATTGTCATTTTATAGCTAAGCAACCTTTTGAGAAATGTCCTAAATGTGGTAGTACTAATATCTCTTTATGGGATAGAGTAATTGGCTATCTTACTAAGATAAAGAATTGGTCTACTGGTAGACAGATTGAACAAAAAACTAGAGTTTATACTCCTAAAGAACAAATAGATGCTCAAATTCTTTGATAATGCTATAGTATTTAAAGAAGTACCTAATGAGATTTCTTTAGCTATTAATATTACTAATTGTCCTTTGCATTGTAAAGGATGCCATTCTCCTTGGCTGTGGGATGATGTAGGAGAAGAATTAACTGAAGAAATACTACTAAATCTAACAAAGCAATCTCAAGGTATTAGTTGTATACTTTTTCTTGGTGGAGATAACTCTTATTCTGATGTTAGGAAATTTGCTAAGTTTGTGAAGAGTTTAGGATTGAAGTTTGCTTGGTATTCAGGCAGAAATATCATTCCAGTTTCTGATTTAAAATATTTTGATTATATCAAGATAGGTCAATATGAAGAAGCTCTTGGTGGTCTTGATAAAATCACCACAAATCAGAGATTTTTTAAGGTGAATAAAGTAAGAGGGAATAATTCCGATAATATTTATTACTCCCTTCAAGACCTAACTTCAGAATTTCAAAAAAGAAAAGAATAAAAAAAAAAAGAAGAAGACTTGTTACTACTCTGGGTTATTTTAGTAACAAAATTCAGTATAGAAATGAAATTAATAATTAAAGTTAAAGTTCTCACTGGAGGTTGTGAACCTACTTTCAATGAGAAAGGTGATTGGATTGATTTGAGAGCTGCTGAAGATGTTCAGATTCAAGCACCCTATTCTTTAGCTCTACATAAAAGTAGAGGTGAAAGAACTAGGAATGTTGTCAATCACAGACAGCTTATCCCTCTTGGTGTTGCTATGCAACTTCCTGAGGGTATGGAGGCTATTGTTGCTCCAAGGAGTTCCACCCATAAGAATTTCAACATTCTTGAGTGCAATTCCATTGGTATCATTGACAATAGCTATAGTGGTCCTGATGACCAATGGTTCTTCCCTGCTCTTTCTATTGACACTGCCAATATTAAGAAGGGTGACAGAATCTGTCAGTTTAGGATTCAGCCATCTCAGAGAGCTACTTTCAAACAGAAGCTCAAATGGCTGTTATCCAGTAGTGTTGAAATCGAATTTGTTGAGGAATTGTCCAATCCCAACAGAGGAGGTAATGGTAGTACTGGCATAAAGTAACCATGATGAAGATAGTAATAACATTAATGGTTGTTCTTGCTATCATCTCATTTACAGTAGTGTATCTGTATTATAAAAGGTGCAGATTCAAGTTTCCTTTCAAAGATACTATGGGTGAGGTTGGCTTGCCCATAGTATCCTTTGAACAAAATGGTAAATCCTTTAATTTTATTATTGATTCTGGTGCAGATGCTTCCGTGATAAATACAACTTCTTTAGCTAAACTTGATTATACTAAGCTGGAAGGAAATAGATGTGTATATGGGATAGATGGTAATCTGGTGCAAACTTCATTTGTTGGGGTTAAACTTTTCTCACAGAATCATAAATTCATAGAAGCTTTCCAAGTTTTTGATGTCCCTGGACTTGACAACATTGAGAAAGCCCACAATATTGAGGTTGTGGGTATACTGGGAAGTGCTTTCCTCAGAAGATATGGATTTCTGATTGATTACAAACAATTAAAAGCCTATACCAATGGGAAAGAAGATAAGATTGCAAACACATGATGGGTCTAAGAACTATCTTGAAGAGATAGAAGGAAGACCTAATCAATATAAACTAGTATCTTGTTGTCCTGACTTTGTGAGAGGTGGAAACATTTCTGATGGCAGTGAGTTTATAGACCCATCAGGGGGACCAATGATTGTTGTTGGTCATCCTCTTGAGTGATATGAGCCTGTGAAGCCTAAGGTGAAGAGCATCTCACATGAGAAAGGGGTTAGTTATATAATCACACTAGAATGATTTATCTGATTACAACTCAGTTGTTACCAGAAAGTCAGAAGTATCAAATCATAGGAATACATGAGGCTTTACAGATGCTTGAGCCTCTTCAGAAGGTAGGTCTTGATACTGAAACTATGGGATTTGACCCATATACCAAACAGCTGCTGTTGTGTCAGCTTGGTTGCTATGACTTCCAAGTTGTAATTGATTGCACTACAGTGGATATAAGATTCTTCAAAGACTATCTGCAATCTGACAGGTTGTTCATAGGATGGAATATCAAATTTGATATGAAGTTCTTGCTCCATCAGAGGATAGTCTTGAGGAATGTCTATGATGGTTTTATAGCTGAGAAACTTATGTGGCTTGGCTATCCATCAGGTATTCACAGTATGGCTCTCAAGGCTGCTGGAAAAAATTATCTTGGTGTAGAACTTGATAAAACAGTTCGAGGCAAGGTAATGTGGGCTGGTCTCACAGAAGAGGTTATTGAGTATGCTGCCAATGATGTCAAGTATCTGGAAAGAATCATGGATGCACAGCAACCTCAATTGCAGGCACAAGGATTGACTGTTGCCAATGAATATGAGCAGAAGTCTGTCCCTTGGGTTGCATATACTGAGTATTGTGGTGTGACTCTTGATGTTGAAAGGTGGAGAAGGAAGATGGACTTAGACAATTTCTGTGAGGCTGTCTTCCTTCAAGCACTTAATGATTGGGTTGTATCTTCTGCCCTAGGTGAGAAATTCTCCTATCACTATCTTCAAACTGAGGGGCTTGACCCTAAGGATTTGGAGAAAGCAAGAAAGAAGATGAAAGGAGAAAGATGTCCTGAGAAAGACATCAAGGGTGAAAAGAGGGGTTATGCTGAAGCTTGGAAAGTACCTATTGAACAACAGGTAGACAGGAAGTTTATCAAGGACACCATTCAAGGTGATTTGTTCCTTGGATTCCTGCCACCTACCTGTATGATAAATTGGGATAGTCCAAAGCAGGTAATACCACTCTTCAAGTCACTTGGTTTCAATCTGCTTGCAAAGGATAAGGAGACTGGTGAATGGAAAGACAGTATTGAGTCCAAGGTCATTGAGCCTCAGGCTCATCTGTCTACCATAGCCTATCTGTATTTGCAGTATAAGGCAGCAAAGAAACTTACCTCTACCTATGGTCAGAATGTGATAGACCAAATCAATCCTGTCAGTGGCAGGATTCATACCAACTTTAATCAGTTAGGTACTGATACTGGTAGACTTTCCTCTGGAGGAAAGGATAAATCTGCACAGCTTGACTATTTGAATTTCCAAAACTTCCCACATGACCCTGAAACAAGAGCCTGCTTCATATCAGGAAGAGGTATGAAATGGATTTCTTGTGACTATAGTGGTCAAGAGTCAAGGATTATTGCCGATGTCACTAATGATAAGGCTCTTCTTGACCTGTTTAATGTGGGTTGTGGTGATGTTCATAGTCTGGTTGCAAAGATGTCTTTTCCTGACATTGTAGGGGATTGTCCTGTTGAAAAGATTAAGAAGAAATTCTCAGCTCAGAGGCAGGATGCCAAGGGTGTTGAATTTGCCATAAACAAAACCACTTGTTTTCTATAAGTAAATTGCTAAAAAGCTTGCATAGTTTAGATTTTTATAGTACCTTTGCAATAAACAAATAAAGGCATGAGAAATCTAGAAAATTACATTAAAAACAGAGAGAACCCGTTTGAATGTATGAGTCCAGAGGCAAAATACTGGATTGGTTACATATTTGCAGATGGTCATCTAGTAAATAACCATAGAGCTTATTCTATAAGTCTGTTCTCTAAGGATAAGGACATTATGTTGAAGTTTAAGAACTTCATAGGAGAAAAAGCTAAGGTATATGAAAGACATACTGGAATAGTACAGGTAATTTACAATTCAAAGCCGGTTACTCAATGGTTTATGACTACCTTCAATATACCAGAAAGAAAAGCCCTAGTATTGAATCCTTCTATAAAGATAGATTGGGATTTATTACATGGTTACTTTGATGGTGATGGTAGTATAAGAATGACCAAAAGCAGAGGAAGATGGAATAGGTATGAAGCTAAATTTACCACAAGCTCTGAAATATGGGCAGAGAGAATTAGTCAATTTTTGGAGAAAGAAGGGATTAAAACTCATATTAGTATCAAAGGTAACGCCTATGATGTTAATGTCAGTGGTAAAGCATCTTTATACTATCTCTATACAAAGATGTATGCAAGTAATACAAGTAAACTAGAATACAAGTATAATACATTTGTGGCCTTGTTCAGTGATGAGCAAGTAAAAACAGGGTGAATTGCTGGAAGCCTGAGATGGTAATCAGCAGCCAAGCTAAACTTAGGATAAAGGAGTTTAGAAGGTTCAGAGACTAGGAGAGTGAGCCTAACAATAATCTCTCCCAAGAGTGCCCTGCACCTCATTGAGGTGATGATATAGTCCGACCTTACACAAAAAAAAAAAAAAAAAAAAAAAAAAAAAAAAATAAAAGGAAAAAAAAGCGAACAAAAAAAAAAAAAAAAAAAAAAAAGAAGTGTAAGAATTACAGGATAAAGAGCCTGTGAGATAACAAGGTGAAATTATGGTGGTGATGCAAACACCATTGCAAGCAATGCTGGCATCCCTATAAAGGATGCACAGAAAATCTATGACAACTATATGAAAGGTTTCAGTGGTATGAAGTCCTATCAAGACAGACAGAGAAAGTTTGTTATGAAATATGGCTTCATTCTTCTTAATCCTTTGAGTCAGCATAAAGCCTATATCTATGACTTTGACCAGTTGGTTGGAGCTAGGAAGAGGATGGTTGATGACTTTTGGATTGAGTATAGGGGTTATAAAGGACAAGAAAACAAGCTACCTAAACCAGTTGTAGCTCAATTATTCCAAAAGTTCTCCAGTGGTATTCCATTGGAAGAGTGTGTTGGTGTATATACTTATAAAGTCAAGAAGCCTTCTAGGAAAGGCTCTGAGGAGGAGTATGAAACCAAAGAGGTGTATGTGGACATTGAAGATGTCTATGTGTGGCCTGTCAAGCATTATTTCAAAAGGAAATCCGCTTCTGAGAAGCAGGCTATTAACTATCCTTGTCAAGGTACAGGTGCTGTTATGTTTAAGACTGCCTCAATTTTCCTCTGGAATTATCTAATTGAGCACGACTTGTTATTCAAGGTAAAATTGTGCATTCCTGCACATGATGAGTGGAACATTGAAGTTCCTGATGAATTAGCTGATGAAATGGCTGCTGTTGTACAAGACTGTATGTCAAAGGCTGGCACTTTCTTCTGTAGAAAGCTGCCTATGCCTGTTGATACTTCTGTGGAATCTCATTGGGTACACTAAAAATAAAAAATAAAAAATAACTATGGCAACAAAAATAATGAAATGCTCTTGCAAATCTGAGTTCCAAGACCAACAATATGGTGAAGGAATGAGAGTATTCAATCAAATGGGTAAAGACCATAAGGATAGCTACGGATGCACTGTCTGTGGCAAAGAGGTTGGTACTAGTGGAGCAGTAAAGAAGAAATAATATGGGAGATAATGTAAATCATCCATCACACTATACTTGGCTAAAAGAGAAGTGTGGTATTGAGGTCATTGATATTACCAGACATCTTGACTTTGATACTGGCAATGCTGTCAAGTATCTGCTAAGGGCAGGTCATAAAGAAGATGCTGCTCTTACACCTCTTGAGAAACAAATAGAGGACTTCAAGAAAGCTGCTTGGTATATTGATGACAAGATAAAGATGCTGGAAGATGAACTGCGAAGTGAACAACAAAATAATAGAGATTCTCAAGAGGCATCCTGAAGGTGGAGAAATCTTCTTCAATATACTTGACTTGATGATTAGAAGGGGCAAGAACCTACTTGGAGACTATATTGAATGGGTATCCAAGTATTGCCCTCCTAGTATGTTTGTTGGGTGTGTTGTAACAGGCTCTTTTGGAAGGGTGCTTGCCTCTGTTTACAATGATTGGCTGCACAAAACATTTGGGCAAGTTATCATAGTCAATGGAGGTATTAGGTCAGGTAGTCCTGTTGAGCTGCCTGTCTTTGAAGTTCCTATGCAAAGGTATGTCCTTTTGGATGATTCCTACTATTCTGGCAGGACTGCTAACACAATTGAGAAAGAACTACAAATCATCAACCCTGAGACCAAAATAGACAGAGCTTTTGTTATCTATGATGGCAGTAAGGGTTGGGATGATGGTATCTATGCTATGTATAGGTACTATGAGAACCCTGATAAACCGCAATGGAACAAAGAAAAATAATAATGTGTAGGGGAATCCAAGGCTCAGGCAAGTCCACTTGGGCTAGAAACTGGGCTTTGGAAGACCCTGAACACAGGATTAGGTACAATAATGATGACATCAGAAATATGCTGGGTAAGTATTGGGTTCCCAGCAGGGAAGATATTGTAGCTTCTGCCAAAGGTTCTATCTTGAATACTGCTATGGTCAATGGTTATGACATTGTGATTGACAATATGAATCTCAATGCCAGAGACCATGAAAATATGCGGATTATGATAGCCAACTATGAAAGAGGCTGGCATCAGTACCACTATGTCATAGAGTTTCAAGACTTTCCTACTCCTGTTGAAGAGTGCATTAGAAGAGACAGTCTCAGACCTAATCCCATAGGTGAAGAAGTTATTCGTAATACCTATGAGAAGTACAAGAACCACTATGAGTGGCTATGAAACAATGGTCTAGAAGTGCTTTCATAAAGATGATTGAGAAGAATGGCTATCTATATTCTCGTAATAATGGTAGCCATTCCATCTATGTGAATGAGGAAGGGAAGCATATTACTGTACCATTAAGGATTGAAGCTGTTATTGCAAGAAGATTGATTAAAGAAAACAACTTAAACATAGATTTGTAATGGAGTCAGGTTATTACCCACCAGGAGCAGAGCATGACCCAAATGCTCCTTACAACCAAGTAGACCCCCCTGAGAGGGAGTTCAAGGTCACTGCTACTTTCTCTGTAGATAAAGAAGTCACAGTGAGAACCTCAGACTATGTAGCTGAGGAAGATTGGGATGATGATATGGGCAAATGTGAGTCCATTGACACATCTGACACTAATTGGATTGCTGCTTATCAAGAGCAGCATGAATCTATTGAAGACCTGCTTTGTGAGTTTAAGACTATGATGGAGAAAAGAATCATGGACATTAAATTCAATGCTCAAAGATTGGGTAATCCTCTTACCTCCTATGAAAAGAAGGAGATTAAGCACATGGAATACCTTATTGAAGAGTGTCAAGGCTGGGCGACTCACGATTTTGAAGTTGTGGAATAGGGTCTAGAAGGAGGTATTTATGGACTGGATTAAACGGTTTATTAAATCATGCCTTATGATGGACCTTACCATAGATGAATATTTAACACTTTGGGGATAAATTAAAAACATCAAACAATGGAATTAAAAGACACTGCAACCTTAATGGTTAGCTCTGATTATAAAGAGCGTTTTAAGGCTGAGTACTATCAGCTTAAAATAAGGCTTGAGAAGCTTAAGTATATGCTTCAAAAATGGGACAATGGAGAGATTCAGTTTACTCCTACTTGTCCAAGGTCTATATATGACCTTCAAGTCGAAAACATGGAAAGATACCTTGCTGTTCTTGATGCAAGGGCTGTAATTGGAAAAGTAGCCCTATGAAATTTTACATTGATTATATGACATCTGACGGAGACTTAACCCATGTGTGGGTTGATGCTCAGAATAAGGAAGATGCTGAACAGCAAGCTAGAAGTGAGTATTGGGATATTGACCAAATTATTGACGTAAGAAAAGCAAAATAACATGGAAGAGATTATCAAAATGATTGATGAGGCTTTTGAGAAAGGTCGTTGGGAAGAAGATGACATGAAGAGAGCCTCCATTTATGGCAAGTGCCTTAACAAAGTTAAACAACTCTTGAGTAAAAATGAAACTGATACCAAGCAAGGCTGAACTTATTACACAAGGTGAAGGCTTGCAAGGCATCTTCAGGATGATTGAGCTTGCAGGCAGAACTTGCTATAAGTCAGAAGCAAACATAACCTATGACAGTGCCTCTGAGTTTGTTGGCAGGATGGTCAAGAGTGGCCATACTGCCATGTTGGAGCATGGTACTGTGTACCTGCTTATTCCTTATTGGAATAGTTATGATGGGACTGAGCTTGCCAGTTTCTTCAGACACAACCCTTATTCAAAAGCTCGGGGTCCTATGGAAGACAGTGTTAATTGGCACATTACTACCAACTATAGGGTTCTTGTTGAGAATAACTTGGTTGAGAAATGCAAACCATTCTTGTGTACTCCTACCAAGTATCATTCTTTGAGAATCTCTATGAGATTTGTCACTGACAGAGGTGTAAGCCATGAGATTGTCAGACACAGAGTATTTTCCTTTGCACAGGAAAGTACCCGTTATTGTAACTATGGTCAAAGTAAGTTTGGTGGACTTACTTTTATTATTCCAAGTTGGATTAACCTTAGTGAGGGTTCTTATAAGGTTCAAGTAGATAACCTTGGGGAAAATATAGTAATTGGTAATGATTATGTGAAGCCATTATTTAATGGTGATAATGATGCCCTTTTTATAAGGAATCTTATGGAATCAGAAGACCTTTATATTGAATGCCTCAGTAGAGGTCTATCCCCTCAACAAGCTAGACAAATATTGCCTAATGCCCTCAAGACTGAGATAGTTGTGACTGGTTTTATATCAGACTGGAAACACTTCTTTGACTTGAGATACTTTGGTACTACAGGTAAACCACATCCTGATATGCTTGAATTAACTACCAAAGCTAAACAAGTACTTGAGGAGGCTGGCTTATGGGGTATGATAACCAATTCATAGAGGTTGTAGCATGGTGTGTATGTATGTTAATAGTTCTTATGATTATTACTATATTTGCATACCATGATAACAATAAAAAGAAAAGGAGGAAAAGATGAATACAGAACTAAATCCTCATGAGATGGCTTTAGTCCAACATCTGATGATACCTATGTTTAATAGCTTTAGTGCTGAAACTAAAGCTGTAGCATTAGTTCAGTTAGCAAAGGAGGGTCTTTGTGTATGTGATTTTGGAAATCCTCTCCCAGAGAATCTAATTCAATCCTTGAAGGACATCATTACTAGAAATGAAGTACTTAAGGATGATGATAAGCTTGCTGAAGAATTATTTTCACCACCTAAAACTGAATTAGACGTATGATTACAAGAAAAGACTGGAACAATCTTAGTCCTATTACCAGAAGAAGAGCAGCCAAGATGGTGTTCTTTAATATGGGAGAAGAGTTTCAAAACAATATGGCTGAAGAGTGGCATCATAACAATGACAATTGGCACAGCCTACTCTTTGGCTCACTCTATTGGAACAAGGACAAGAGTGAAGTAAAAGTTGTTGTTGGTCTTGGAAAGTGATGAAATTATCCTGAGCTATTAATGGCTCTTCAAGACCATAAGGGAGATACTGATAGAAATATTAGTGTCTCCCTTATTTTTTCTTCCCGCGTAACTAAAATTATTAAGCAACCAAAATTTTATGATTATTTTCTTGTGTATGTCAAGAAAATTTCTTATCTTTGCAACCAAAATTAGATAATGATATGAAGCCATTTTGTGCAATACCAACACCTGCTATTGAAAAGATAGCAAATGAATTAGGCAGACCTGTTAAGATAGTAACTAATGCAATTAGCATTATTCAAACTAGAAAACAGAGTATGGAGGAACCCACTAAGGAAGAGATACAAAAATTCTTTAGTGAGAGAAGGCCACAAGTTAGTGGGGTGCAAGTAAACCAAAATGATAACTTTGCAGCCCTCGCTAGAGACTATACACCTAGACAGCAACAGGATAGAGCAGTAGCTATTGCTAGAATGTTCTCAGACATTGTGTCTAGAAAGGTAGAAGAAAGAATAGATGGGCTGAATGCTGCCTTGGAGGAGGCAACTCTGCAAAACAATCAAGCTCAGATAGAAGATATTAAGGAAGATTTACAATTATTCAACTCTGATAAGGGCAGACAAGCTATTATCCAAGAAGTTACTGTACAGGGCATATTCAAAGAAATGAGAAACTCTTTTCAGTCTTATGCTGATATGTCTATAGAGGCTCTTAATGACCAGTATGGTAATGGTGAATACATCAAAGCTGAGTACCAAAAATTGGTAAATAACTTTGATGCTCTGCTCGAAAATGCTTGTACCATTGTTGAAGGTGTGGAGAATATTAGGGTAATCCCTGATAAACACACCTATCATACTAATGATGGCACTACAGAGGTAGTAACTGGGGGTACTATTATGCAAGCTGCTCAGGATGAGGATACAGAAGAGCAGGAATTCGGGGATGATGAAGACGGTGCCAGAGTTACAGGTAATGATGGTTGGAATTTCCAAGTAAGATTTGTAGACCCATATACCAGTCTCTCTAAAAATGTAAAGAGAATACTGTCCAATATTGTCAGAGTAGATGCTGATGGTAATCCTGAGGTGGATGACCTAGGAAATGTGAGATATTTGAACTCAGAGTATGCTCATACTGCATTACTTAATGTTATGTCTTCTATAGTGGATGTAGAGGATTTCAATGTTAAGGATGAGAATGAGAATTATTCATTCCCCGTATTAGAGAAAGCACAAGCTAGGTATCCTTGGATTTCACAGGTCATAGCAGAATTGGAAGCTAATCCTAATCTTGTAGGTAGTTTCTATGCTGACTTGAGGAAAGATTTCATTCCTTATTCCCACCAGTATCAGTATACTGATAAGAAAGGCAACACCTATACTGTAACTCATTATCTCAATCAGAACACCGCAACTGAGAGTAGTTTCAATAGAATTGAAGCCAACTATGAGCAAGGTACTATTCTTGATGTAGATAGTATCTACAAACAGAATGGCAACATCAGTGCAGAAAAAGGTATCACTGGTGTTAATCTCGCTGATGATACACTGAGTTTACTTAGAGACTTTGATGAAGATGACTATGATGAGATTACTACTAAGGCTACCAAAGTCCTTAGGATGATAGGGGTAGATACTAATAAGAATGTTATCAGTAGCCTTCTTAAGAGTACTAATGGAATCCAAGACATAGAATCAGTACTCAATTCTGCAAGGTTTATCTTCCAAGGATTAGATAAAGTATCCAGTGAAACTAATCTGTTAGACCATTTCCAAGAAAGCTATAAGAACATAGCTTCAAAGATAGGTATAGTAGATGAGTTAGACAACATTGCTTCTTTCAGACAAGATAGCAAGACTAGATATAGCTACTCTGCTCCTAACTATATTGAGAGCTTACTGAAAAGATTCAACTATGAGGATGAGACTAAGAGAAATCAATTCCTAGAAGATGAATTTGGCAAGTATGAATGGTTCAAGAAGGATGGTAAATGGAGAAGTGAGTGGCTGAGACTGTTAGCAGAAGATGAGAATGTGAGGTTCCAGCTAGCTTCCAAGGAACTTATCAGCCTGAATGGTAAAGAGTACACTAATTGGAGAGCTAATGATATTAAGTATGCTTTTGTTACGGAATACTTTGCTGTTCCAATCAATGAGAAGGCACAACATCAGTATGCTTGGTACAATATGCCTATCTTCTCAGATTCCCCAGTTGTCAAGTTCATTAAAGGAGTGAGATATACTGGAGACTACAAGAAGAAACTGTTACCCCTGTTTAGAGAAGTTGTAAAGCAGGAGATTGATAGAATCAAACTTGTGGAACAGAGGAGAGCAAATCATGTTGCCTCTATTCAAAACTTTGATAATAATGGTGATAGGTTCCATTTCTTCCCAGAATTAAATTCTGGCAATCTCAGAGAAGAAGCTTTATCTCTGCATGGAGAGGAGCTAAACTCTTGGATTGATGAGAAGGTGGAGACAATCTTGGATATGCTATATGGGGAGTTTTTAGCAAATGCTCCTATAGCTTTAATAGGTAGCAACCTTAAGGCATCTGGTATTATCAATGGAGCTGATGATGCTGAAATTAAAGTTGCAACTCAAAAGGCTTTGGAAGAATACTTTTGGAATCAAGCCTATGCTACTACTCAAATCATTGAGCTTACCACTACTGACTTAGCCTTCTACAAAGATGATGTTGATTTCCAAAAGAGATACAAAGAAGTCTATGCAGCAGGCACCAAATTAAACACCTTATCTAAATATGGTAAAGAAACAAGGAAAACACTATATCTGAAGGACCAAATAATAACTTCAGGTGAATATACACATATCAAGAAATCACTGGATAGAGCAGTAGAATTAGGACATATACAAAGCTTTGACAGAGACAATATCCTTGATAAATTCAAGAATGTTAATGTTGCAGATGCTCAAGCTTATGTATCTCCTAAGGCTATGAGGTCTATTCTAGATATGATGGGAGCTTGGACTGATGAAATGGAGGAATCATTCCAGAGATTTGAAAAGGGAGAATGGGATATGTCTGATTTCTATACAATCTGGCAGACTATTAAACCTTTTGTCTTCACTCAGCTATCTAAGCCTAATGGCTTAGGTGGCATGATGAAAGTTCCTCATCAGAACAAGAACTCTGAATTTCTACTATTAGCTGCATATAATATGATTTCCAGTGCTTCGGCTTCTCCTAAGCTCATAGCATTACAGAGATTCATGTCTGAAAATGACATAGATGTAATCCAATTTGAATCTGCTGTTAAGGCAGGGGGTCAAGGCAAGATTAACATCAACTACTCTGATAAAGCTCTGAGATTATGGAAACAAGCTCATGTACAGGAATCCAACGCTGTATTGACAGCTGCAAGGCTTGAACTGAAGAATAAATTTGATAGGAGTTCTGATTTTGAAAAGTTTAAGGCTGGTAATGACAGACTCTTGGACAAAGGAGAAATCACTCAAGATGAATATAATAAGAGATTTGAAGAATTAGAACTTACTGAACAAGAGGTATATGATACACTTTATCAGAGTGCTTTCATTAATCATGAACCCAATCCTGAGGTAGTACATGAAATCCCCTATAGAGATTATGTTATCCAACAACCTACACCCGAACACTTGCTTGATACAGTGGCTGTGTTTGGTTCCCAATTAAGGAACCTCATTATTGCAGACTTGCCAGAGGACATTGAAATAGAGGTTAATGGTGAGAAACTGGGTAAACAGCAGATACTGAATTTGTATCAGGCTTGCATAGTGGAAAATCTGCTTGATGACTACTCTAGAGTTAGTGGAAGGTTTACTGACATTCATAAACTCCAAGAGGCTCTTCTTAATCAAGTGAAGAGCAATGTCAAGTTTAGCAGGGACATGGTAAATGCCTTGCAGATTGTAAAAATTACTAATCCTTATACAGGAGAGAAAGAGGAGGTATTCAATCTGCCTCTTAATACTCCCAATATCACTGCCAAATTGCAGGAACTGGTTACTTCTATGTTCAAGAATGCTGTTACCAAACAGCATATCAAAGGAGGAGCTTGTATCCTTGTATCTGACTTTGGTAAAACACAGGAACTCCAGGTGAGGCATGACCCAAAAACTGGTAGAATCACAGGCATAGAATGTTATCTTCCCGCATACAGCAAACAATTTTATGAGCCTTTCATGGTTAGTAAAACCAAGAATGGGGTAACTTACAAAGAACTGGATGTGCAGAAGCTTCAAAAAGCAGGTCTTGATAAACTTGTAGGTTATCGTATTCCTACTGAGGACAAGTATTCTATGGCTCCTCTTATTGTAAAAGGCTTCTTGCCACAACAGAATGGTTCTACAATCATGCTGCCAGCTGATATTACTCAGATAGCAGGCTCAGACTTTGATATTGATAAGATGTTCCTTATGATACCTGAGTTTAGAAATATTCCCAGAGTACATTGGAATGCCTTCAAGAGGCTTGTGATGCAAAACAAAGCCTTCAAGGAATGGGGAGAGAGAAACATTGATATTACTATTGATGAAATCAAGAATGGTAATATAGCCTTCTCCGAAAATTCTCCAGAAATGCACTTATATGATTACTATGTGCAGGTCAAAGACGCAATCACTACTCAGCAGATAGAGAAAGTAAGGTATGATTCTACAAAGTCTGTCCAAGAAAATGGAAGAGCTGCTAGGAATAATCTCCTTATTGATATTATTCATGGCATCTTAACCAATGTGGACACCTCTGAAAAGATTCATAATCCTGGTAACTTTGACAGAGTTAAACTGCAAGCAAGAATAACAGAAATAATAACTAATAAAGATGTATTATCAGAATTTCAAGAGTACTTTAATTTAGGTGACAATTTAGAACTTACTATTTCTACACTCCTAGATATTTCTAAGAAAAATCAATTGGACAAGGTAGATGAATTTCTGAAAGACTACAAGAAAAAACACAATACTACAAGGAGCCAATTAACTATTGACACCTTCTGCTATAACCATACTCAGAACATGACTGGTGGAGCTTTAATTGGTATGTATGCAAATAATACTACCATGCAAGCTAAATATCAGCACTCTAGTCTAGCTATTAAAGATAACCTGAATTTCTTTATTAATGGTAGGAGAATCCAATCCCTGCATGACGCTATCTCAGGCTTAGGTGAAAGAATTTCAAGCAATTGTGCTCAATTCTCAGCAGCATCTGTGGATAATGTTAAAGACCCTGTGTTAGCAAAGCTGCTTCAAAACACTAGCACTGCCAACATAACAGGTTTCATGCTGAGAGCAGGAATGAGTGTTGAGGAAATAAGTCTTATGTTTGCACAACCTCTTGTGAGAAGATGTATTCTTGATACAGGCAGCTTAGATACTCTTGAAGAGTATGCACTAGGTTATCAAAAGGATACTGGAGTTTCATTCTCTCAAGAATATCTGCTGCATGAGTACACAAGTGAAGAACTACTGAGGAATGTAATAGCAGGTGATACAGAAACCCAGCAACAGAACGTAATTGATGCTACATATCTAATGATGCACATCATCAAGCTTTCCAAGACTCTGTCTGAACTGACCCAAATATCTAGGGCAGACTCTCCTAATGGTGCTATTATGAATAGTATTGGAGGTGCCAAGCTACAGGTAGCCGCTGTCAAGAGATATATGGACCAAAGTAAAGGTAAGACGTTTCCTTTTGTAGGATTGGAAGATGCTATGCAATATCAATATGTAGATGTTACTACTAGTAAAGAAGGCATGAGAACAAGGTTTCTTAACAAGAGGATGCCTATGTTACAAGCTTTCTATTCTCTAGGTATAGAATTAGGAACTTCCCTTATAGGTAATTACTTCCAGCAAATCAATGCTTATAGTGATGACTTATTGGAAACTATCCTTGATACTGCTCCAAACTTCGTAGTACATAATAAGAAAGTAGGTACTAAAGTAATAGAAACATTCTATAAAGACCTAGTACAATTTGGTCTTACTAAGACCCAATTATTTGGTGATGATGGTAACATGACTTTTGAAGATAAAAGAGATTATTATCTGAAAGAGTTCCCAGTCAAGTATCTCCAAGCACTTGAAGCTAATCCTGAGATTAAGAAACTAGGATTGTTTCAGAAGATGGAGGTAAAGAATGGTAGGATAATCTTGGCAAGGTCTGCTAGAATGAGACAAAATGCTAAGGACACCCTGATGAGAGACATGGATACCTTGTTATATATGGGTCCAGAAGCCCGTGAATTGGCTAGGGATTTATTCATGTATGCCTTCTATGAGAGTGGCTTCAGCTTTGGTCCTAACAACTTTGGAAGTTTCTTCAGTACTAACTTCATTAATTCCTTCCCTGAGGTAGTTACTGCCTTAAGAAACATGAAGGTTGAAATGAGGAAAGGTACTTACTTTGATGAGTTTCTTCCTCAGTTCTATGCAAATCACGCAAGAGACCTAGCTATCACCAATGTCATAAACATTGACAAGGTTACACTCAAAGAGGGAGAGCAGATTCTAGTGAACAACGAAGGTCAGATTTTTCTACCTAGTAGGCTTGTGTTCAATTCCAATACTCTAAAATATGACTTTAAGTATATTACAATCAATACAGAGAACCCCAATGCCCAATCAGGGTTATATGTAATGGCCTCCTATGGTGATAATAATGTATGCTATGTCAAGGCACCCGAATTTCAGACACAGAAATACAATGCCAACATGACTGCTACAGAAATGCTTGACTATGATGCAACTCCTGTTACAAATGATGTCGTAGCAGACCCATTTGAAGGAATGTCAAATGAGGAGATGTATGATATGCAGTTTGATACTTTTGGTGATGACAGTTTCTTAGCTGACTTTAGCCAATATGATGAGTTTACAAGCCAAGCACAATTACAAGACCCTATGTGTAAGAAATAATAGTATAAGTAACCTTTAGAATAATAGAAATGGCAACTTTTTGCACTTATGTACCAAGTAAAGGTGAGTCCCTATTTAGGGAACTCAGAAAACAATATGATTACCCAGTAGCAAGAAAGGTGTTCTTGAGGGCTATTCACCCTCAGTTCATTCAAGATTACAGGAATACTCTCACTCTAGACAGTGAGGGTATTCCCTCTTTTGAATCTCTGATGAGCAATCCTAATATCAAGAGCTTCATTGGTCTTGAAGAGAGGAGAAATGGTCTAGAAAGGGTACATCCTTCTCTACAGGATACTAGAGAGAACTACCACAAGCTACTGCAAGAGGCATACTCATTCAATAAGAGTAACCCTCAAAGAGATGACTTTGTTGCAGTGGTTGAATACAAGGATGATGGAGAAATAGGTCTCTCTTTTATCAATAAAACACCTGAGAGTGTTCAGCAATTCAGTGAACAGTATGGTGCTATGAGGCTCAATGAAAGGATGGCAGAAATCCTTGAGCCTATAGGTATCACTGTAAATGATTTAACTCAGGCGGAAGTAAATGCTGGTAGGGTTGGCGTTACAGACTTCTCAAAAGTCAGAGGTATTGCCACCAGTACAGCAAATGTAATCAGGGTAGCCAACAACATGGAGGGAGACGGGCATATATCAGAGGAGTTTTCTCATCTGCTTATAGGAGCCTATTTGAATGAACCTTTAACCCAAAGAGCTATTAAAGCCCTTCAAGACCACCCTGAGGTAATGCAAACTATCTTAGGAGAGGACCATTATAATGAGACCTTACAGTTCCATGATAATGATATGTCTCTAGTGGCAGAAGAAGCTTTAGGTCACATATTACAAGATAATCTGTTGTCTCTCACAAAGGAGACTGTGACTCCTGCTAAATCATTATTTGATAGGCTTTATAGTCTGTTAATTAATAAGTTCAAAGACATAAATATCTCCGAGGTTGAGTCTATTATCAATGAGGTGGATAGTGCTATGTCTATTTTAGGCAAGGATATATTGTCAGGAGCTAAACAACCAACACAAGAAGATGTAGAAAGAGCACAAAGAGAAGTCAGACTTAATGCTCTAAGTGACAGGATAGATAGGAATATTGAAATCCTGAAGAGCAATATAGATACTGAACTAAAGAAATATAAGATTGCTCCTGCAAACAAGACAGCACATGAAGTCAAGATTATGGAGTTACAAGGGTATATGGACCCAAGTAAAGATACTACTCTAGGCATTCTTAACTATGCTAAGTCAGCATTGTCCCAATTAAAAAATCTTGAGGCTCAATTCTCTGCTATTAACACTATGCAGCCCAAACAACTATTTGGATTCCTGAGGACTGTGAGGATGCACATTCAATCCTATGATAATTTCATAGACCAAATGCACGATGCTATTATAGATGAGGAGAATGAGGCAGACAATATGTTCACCAAGGAATACGATATTAATGGTGAGAAAGTCACAACAAAAGATATTATAGAGCAACTTGACAGTATGTCCAAGTCTCTCACTAGGAGATTCAATAAAGTAGCTATCCCTGCATTTACTGAGTTCCTTAAACCCTTCATAGGTGAAGAATTTACTGTGCCTTTTGGTAGAAAAGCAGGTACTAAAATAACTATTGATGAACTGATAAAGGAAGCACAGTCTGATATTAGCTTCTTTGATAGATGGATGCAGAGTATGGGTGATTCTGCTGATATTCTATTGCAGGGATTTGACTCTGTGGTCAAGGAAGTTAATGATGCTACAAGACTTGAGTCCATAGATTTCATAAACAAGGTTCATATTTTCAGAGAGAAATGTGAATCTATGGGTATTAAGGACTTTGATTGGATGTTTGAGACTGACAATGAAGGTAACAAGAGTGGTAACTATATTAGTGCCATTAACCATGCACAGTTTCAGAAAGACTTGAAGGAAATGCTTGATGCCCTAGATACCAAGTATGGCAAGAATCCTTCAGGAGTACAGGCACAACAGAAAATTGCTGAGAAACAACAGTGGTTGGCAGCTCATGCAGTAAGTATCTATGGTGCCCCTCAACCTAACCCATTGGTATATGCCAATGATGCTTTCAGGAATCTTACTACTAACCAAAGAGCTATTCTAGATGAATTTCTTAAGCTCAAAGAAGAGTGTGATAGAAATTATCCTTCTAACAGAGTAGACCATCTTAGGGCTATTCAAATGAGGAAGACAGGTGCAGAGAGATTTTGGGAGAGTGTTTCTTCTCCAAGTACATTGCTTGAAAATGTAAAGGAATCCATAAAGAATACTTTCTTAGATTCTGAAGATGATAATCAGGTATTTGGTGAGACTAATAGAAGAGGACTGACTGACTTCACTGGAGCAGAATTTCTCACTTTGCCCATCCTCTATACTAATAGACTAAAGAATCCAAATGAGATTACAACTGATGTCATAGGCTCTCTAATGGCCTATGGATATGCCTCTATACAATATAGGCATCTTGATGAAGTAGTTGATGCCCTTGAAATTGGTAAGTCCATAGTAACTGACATTAGGCAGACTAAGGAAACTAGAGGTAGCAGGAAAGTTGTGGAGAAACTCAAGGCATTGGGAATGGAAAATCAGAAGGATATTCTCAAGAATAGAACTCAGATTGAAGCCAAGTTACAGGATTTCCTAGAGTCTCATGTTTACCACAGATACCTAAAGGATGAAGGCACTTTCACTGACTTATTTGGTAATGAGATTAACAAAGGCAAATTTGCAAGTGCAGTGCTGAGAGGCTCCTCATTAGCTCAGATGGGTTTCAACTGGTTAGCTAACATAGCCAATGTTCTTACTGGTACTTGTATGCAGAATATTGAGGCAGTTGCAGGGCAATTCTTCAATGTCAAGGAACTTGCATCAGCAGACAAGAGCTACTTTGCAGAGTTGGCACAACTGACTGCCGAGGCTAACAATAGGAATAAAACTACTAAGGTAGGTTTGGTCTTTGATTTGTTCAATGTCAAACAAAACTTTGAGGGCAAAACACAGAGACTACAAACTAGGAATTGGCTGAAGAGAATCTGTGGTTCCAATATAGCATTCCTAGGACAGGAATTAGGAGACCATTGGCTGTATGGTAGAACTGCCATTGCTATGCTTAAGAGAAAGCAAGTGCTATTAAATGGCCAGCAAATGTCACTATGGGATGCTTTACAGGTTCAAGATGTTCCTGGAAGCAATAGAGTTAAAGAACTTAACTATAGGGATATTAAAGAATTGGATGGTTCTGACCTTGATATTTCCAAGATGAGGAGACAAATAGACCATGTAAACCAGAGGTGCTTTGGTATTTACAATGATGAAGATGCCAATGCTGCAAACAGAGTAGCTATGGGTAGACTCCTACAACAATACAGAAAGTGGATGACTGTCCAATACAGTGCTAGGTTTAGGCAGGGTCATTACAATGCTGCCACTGAGTCTTGGGAAGAAGGATATTACAGAACTATGGGAAGATTCATTCAGGAACTTACTAGAGGCAGATTCCAAATAGCAGCTGCTTGGAATGAAATGAGTGAAGCCGAACAGCAAAATGTGAAGAGAGCTTTGTTTGAGCTGATACAGGTATTTGCAGTATGGGCATTGGCTAACTGGATTGAATGGCCTGATGACAAGAAGAGACCTTGGGCAGTCAAGATGGCTGAGGATAGTGCTAAGAGGTTAGCACATGAGGTAGGAGGTCTATCTCCTGCATTTATAGTTCCTCAGAAGGAAGGTGGTATAGGAGTTGAGTTCACTATGCCTAATGAGCTACTCAAGACTGTAAAGAGTCCTATTCCTGCTACTTCAATATTGCAGAATGGAGTTAATCTTATACAGAGTGCAGTAGACCCACATGATTGGGCAAATGAAATATCATCTGGTCCTTATAAAGGGATGAGTACTTTGGAGAAGAACTTTATTAAGTCTCCTTTACCTGGAGCTGCCCAATATAAGCAGATAGATAAATTCATAGGTGATTTGGATAATAGCATCCTGTATTACACTAGAGCTTACTAATAACTAATACATACAAATAAGGGGAGGTGGTTAATACCATCTCCCCTTATTTTTTTTTTTTTTTCTTTCAGTATTACCTACAATGGTTGAGTAGAAATTCTTTTTCTGTCAGATTCATACTATTGTACTCTTCTTGAGATATTCCATTATCTGATAACACTTTTCTATCTTCTTGTGATAGGCTGTCATACTCATAAGTGCTTTCTAGCAGTCTGTATCTTGACCTTGTTCTCAGGCTCCCATAAGGAGTATAATAGTCATCAGAAGTAACAGCCCAGTTTTTATATCCAGCGATGTAGTAGTTACCTTTGCTACTTACCCTTAGGTGCCAAGGCATATCTCCTACAGAATCAGATAGTCTTTGAAGTCTCCTATTAATATCAGCAACCATGCCTTCAGTAAGGTCTTGGTTATACACTTCCTTGAAGAAAATGTCTTTAGCTACCTCTTGTGCTCCACTCATATACTTAGCCTCACCAGAGACATCCTGAATACTTCTATTTGAGTATTTACCTTTGTTAATATTGTAGAACAAAGCGTTGATAGTGGAATCTTTACCTAAGAGGTGATTGACCATTCTCTTTAGTTTCCTCCAAAATCTGACTACTGCATTTCTTAATCCCTCATTAGGAGCATACTCCTCATATTCTACATATTGCCTAAAGTCCTCAGCCAGTTTTTCCTCTAGTGATAGTACATCAAGATTACCAAATTGTTCCTTGGCAGCATCATAGATGGCCTGTCTCTCTTCTTCACTTAGCAGAGTATCAAACACAGCATGAAATGCTTCATGGTATACAGTGCCTCTTCTTTGTACCTCAGAGTTGAGGTAGATAATACCATCCTTGAACATACCTAGAGCTATACTATCACCATCCATAGTCATAAGACCTTTGATGAGTTGTATCCTCTCCTGCTTTGAGAATTGTGGTAAAGCTTTAGCCATCCATTTTAATTCTCTAGGAAGGTCTCTTTCAAAGTCAAAGGGTTTGGAGTCAAGAGAAGTGTCTCTTAGCATTTCATATTTCCCTTCAAGACCAAGAAGCTGGCTCACATTGATACTGAACTTATTATCTCTTACTCTAAAGTGGAGTTTGATTTGCATCATCAATTGCTTTGCTCTAGGCCCTTGGATGTTTAGCAGAGCAGCTTGTTGTGCTTCTGTTAGGGCTGCAAAAGCTTTTCTAGAAGTAGCATCACCAAGTAATCCTTTAGCCTTAGCTAGTTCCTCATTAGACTTTTGTAAATTACTCTCTTGTGGTCTTGAAGAGGTTGATGAAGGCTCTTCTTGTCTTGCCTGTGTTCTCTCAGAGAAAGTTTTCTTGTCATTAGCATATTGCTCAGGAGCATATTTCTTGATGACTTCTAAGAATCTTTTGGCAATGCTATTAGTTGGTATTCCAAACATTGAAGCATTCTCAAAAGCACTGATTGCTGCCTTGGCCTCTTCATCATTCTCATCAATGTGGTAGTCATTCTCAATAATGGCTCCACCCCCCTCAAAGTAACCACCATACATGGATTCTGCCATCTTAACATTGTCAGTAGCATATTTCCTATTTACTATTCTAAGAGCTTCTAAAGTAGCCTCATATTCCCTGTCTACCTTTTTCTCGGTAAGATAGTTAGGATTCTTTCTATCCTCATTCTCATCATAGTATCCTTCTCTATGCTCATTCTCTATATGACTCAGCTCATGCTCTAGTAGTAGTTCTTTAGCCTTCTCAGGAGTGTTGATGATTTCCTTGAGGATTTCCTCAGTAATTCCTGATTGTTCTTTCAGTCTATTAAAGACAGCTACCTTTTGTGCTTGTGGAGTATTATCACCCTCATTAGCACCTCTGCCTAGAATGTAGTCAAAGAATTGGTCTAGTGTAAGATTGTTGTTAATAGTAATGATACAGGAACCATCCTCATTGAAATGAGTGTTAGCCAATCTGTCTCCTAGAGCATTACTACTATCATAAGCAACGGACACCTTGACATTGTTACCACTAGTGGTTTCAATGGTAGTGTTGATACCATTAATAGGTTGTGGTGTAATCAAGTTAGCACCTAGGGACCTTTGTATAGGAGCTGTTGTAGGGGCTGCTTCAAACTTGAAAGTAACAGGATTATAATAACCCCATTCACTTTGATAAGGCTGATTCATATCTTTATTACTATGAATACCATAAGCATGGGCAAGATATTTATCCCTTATAACAGTATCTTCTGTATATAAATTACCATCTATATATACTTCTTTAGCACCTAAATCCACTGAAGCATTTTTACCATCGCTAAGAGGGAATGTAATTAATCTATTAGAAGCAGCATTAGGATTTGTTCTAGTTGTTTTAGGAGATTTGGCTCTAACAATAGTGCCATCCTCACTAATGGGATTGACAGTAAACCAGTTGCTGATTGTATGAGTATCACCAATACCAAGATTGATAGTAGCAATCTCACCAATCATTCTATTATAGTCCTGACCCTTGTAGGTAGTATTAAGGTACTTTCTATTTACTTGGAAAGGTGTCCCTTGCAATCCTAAAGATATTTGTCTTACAAGGTCATTTGTGGAATCTTCTGTAAGATTGTTTAAGATTCCAGGAGTATTATTCCTACTATCAAAGATAGTTCTAGCTTGTTCACCCTCACCTAATCTTATCCAAAGATTACCTTGACCATCATAATTAATATGTATATTAGCGGATAATAATTCCTCTATTTGTAACCTTAAACTACCTGCTTTATTATTATCACCTTTTATAATATCTCTGATTACAGTCTGAATAGCTTGACCTAATTGGGTATTCATATTGTTAGGACCAAACTTATCCATAATAAAAGGTACTGCGATAAATCTATTATTACTTTTAGTATCTCCAGTAGGCATAATCAAGTAAGGTTGACCAGCTGTAGCATTTAATGGAGGTAAAATCTGCTTTTCTTCTTCACTCTGTCCTTGACGTGTAGTTCTATATGATGTGGAAATATAAGACATTCTGCCACTACTCATTGCAACACCCAGTTTAAAAGGTATAGGAGTACCATTATCAGTATGTACTTCATTCAAAGTATGACTTTGTGTAGAGTAAGGTACTTTACCAATTAATCTTTTATCTATTTCAGATACTTCCTTACTAACAAAATATTCAGGAGAACCTGCTTCTTGGTATTCTTTTTGTACTCTTGATATGAATGATGATAAACCTACATAATTTGGAGTCGTTTTTTCATAAGAGGCAGCCACATCCCCAATAACCTGATATTCTATTACCTCATTACCTTCATCATTTTTTATAACTTCCCCATGCTCATTCTTTTTGACTACCTCTTTAGCCATAAGAATGATTATTTCTCCTGCATCAGCATTTAAGGTACTATCTATAACAAAGTGAACTTTATCACCCTTTTGTATTTCACCCCTATCTACCCTATCAAAAGCACCTACTCTCTCAAGATATTCACCCACTGCTTTTATTTTCTTTTTATATGATTCAGAATAGGTAGTAGTCTTTAAATACTCATCACTATAAAACTTTCTACCTCTACCAATACTATGTATTGGCATTAAAGTAGTGGTAGGTCTCCAATACTGCTTAATATTTCCCAGTGTGTTTTCAGCAAGAGATTGGTCATTTCTTTCTTTTATTCTAGCATTATCAGTATTTTTATCTTTATCAACAGATTCCTGTGAGATTTCAGGGGTAGGAATTTCCCTAGGAGATTCTTGTTGAGCTTGAGTAGCTTGGGTTTGTTGCATCTTTGATTCTCTCCATCTTTGAATAAAATTTTGTAAAGCAACACTAGCATTGGCATTCTGTAATATAGGAGCAAAGTCATCATTAGAAAGAATAGAAACCAAAGCATCCCTTGCAGGTACACCTTGCTTGGTCATATCATAGAAACTCTTTACCATATTGGTAGCAAGTTCATGGTATTGCTCTTTGTCTAATCCAGCCTCATCTAGGATTATATCAGCTTGATTACCTGCTCTCATAGGATTCTGCATAGCAGCATTCCTAGCTTCTTCTGCTTGATTCCTTCTAGCAGTCTCATCTTGTATTGACATACCATCTTCCACACCATCATGGCCAGTAGTATCATCTTTCCTAGCCTTCTCAGCCTCTATCTCCTCAGCTGAAGCCATCCTGTTTATTAGGTCATTTATTTCATCATTTGTTTCTGCACCCCATTTGGCAATCCAATTATCATCCTCTGCATTTTGTTCAGCTACAGCTGCCTGCATTTCTGATAATAGAGATTTGGCAGCATCAACTCTCTGTTGCATTGCTTCCTGCATCTCTTCAGGAGTTGCTCCAATCATAGAGGCATCCACTTCTAATGAACTAGGGTCATTATAAGCTTCACTAGTTAAATCCTGTAGCTGTGATAAGTCCTCAGAAGTAAGTTTACCATTATTCAGTAAGACCCTAGCATCCTTCTTAGTTTGCTCTGGAGCATTAGACCTATTTATGGCATCCTCCATATTAGATACTTGCTGTCTTATAGTCTTTGCCTCTTTGACTTTTTGTTTAGAACTTCCTTGCATAGTAGTAACACCATCCTCAGGAGTGTCACTTCCTAAGACACCTTCTAAATCATCTAAGTCTAGGTCACTATTAACAAGTTCATTCACAGAGGCAGTCTCTACAGTTTTCCTCTTCTTACTATCTTCCCTTGATTGCTTTATGGCTTCTGCCTTTTGTTTGATTTTATTCCTTCTCTTTTGAATATTGAGAGGATTCTTTCTGAACTCTTCAAGTCTCTCACCGAATGTCTTAGCAGCCTTGGCTATCTTTGCAGTGTCTTGTAGGGATTCTAAGAATCTGTCAATATTCTCACCATCTTCACCTAATCTACTTTGTAGAATAGCTTTAACAACAGGGTTGCTTAGAGCATTTACTATCTTCTCATTTGCTTCAATTCTACTGGCAAGGGCAACAGGATTCTCAGCAGTGCTTAGATAATCAAGGAAGTCCCTTAGATTACCAGCTGCTTGAGACTGTGCTTTGTGTAAGGATTTCAGATTCTCTGTATCATCATTGTAGAATACCATGTCATATTCATGCTTGGCATCCTTTTCAGCTTGCTTTGCAGTAGCAAGTCTCTTCTTGGCATTTAGCTTTTTCCTTGAGATTTCTTTACCTTTTTCAGTTATTCCAGTAATAGAAGCTTCGAGGCTCTGTATCTTCTCATTGCGAGATTTTTGCTCACTCATTGCAGCAGCTATTTGCTGTAGATTTTGTGCCCTTTCTAGCCTCTTTTGTCTGCTAGTGCCACCTCTTTCTATAGCATTAAGTCTCCTCTGCTGTTCTGCATTTATAACAGACTCTCTAGCAGTTGCAACCTCTTTAAGTTGCTCTAACTGGGCTTTAGTCTGTTGAAGGTTCTCTCTTAGAGAAGCTTCTTCTTGGGTGTATAATTCTAGTGCCTCTTCAATGCTCTGCCTATCAGACACAATGGAATTATACTTATTCTGTAAGTTTGTCAGTAGTACATCCCTATTACTCTCAAAAGGAGCCTCACTAATCTCATTGGCAATTTGTCTTAGCCTTTGCAGAATGTCACTCTGTTCTCCTTTAATAGAGTTGTATCTGTCTGTGAATTGCTTACCCTTCCAATGTAACCATGCCAGTTCATTCAGTTGGTCATCATTGAGTTGATTATTAGCTATGCCTCTTACAAGATTGACTGATTGCTCATAGTCATCCACAGCCTTAATCATTTTATCTCTCTTCTTGACCAACTCTTCTTTCATCTGCTTTCTACCCTCTTCAGTGTCAGATAGCAGAGTACCATCAGCAGCTCTCCAACCACCAGTTAAGACATTGCCATTCTGGTCTTTGGTTTCTGCATTACCCTCTTCATTAATAGTAACATTAGGTGTAGTGTTTCTAGCAATGCTTGCTAGTTCCTCATCAGATATATTCTCAAAGTCTTGGTTGATAATATCCTTTAGGTCGCTGAGTCTTCCAGCAGTAGCAAAGGCAGCAATAGCTGCAAAGTCATCATTGTCAGAAGCATTCTGATATTCAAATCTATTCTTGTCTGCTGCAAAACCATCCATTGCATCAGTGAAGGATTTGCTCTGAACAAAATGAGAAGTCTGAGCTTCTATTTTGTCAAGGTACTTATTCATGGCATCAGCAGTCCTTGTATTCAAAGCATTTTGCTCTTTGGCATTTCTCATTTCACCAAAGAGACCACCACTGATACCAACTGCTTTACCTCTGCCAAGGTATGTGGTAGCATCAGCATTGTTTACTCTACCAAAGGTAGGCATACCAAATAAGCCTGTCAGAGTACCTACAGCAAATTGCTCCCATTGGGAACCATCACCGTAAGACTCTGTGAAGCCCTTAGCCATACCTGTAAGGAACCCTTGGGTAGCTAACTGAGAATTATGATTGACTAGAGCCTCATAGTAAGCATCAGGGGAGTCAGGAGAATACATTTCTCCAGCACCACTCTGAATCCATTGTTGGCTCATTTCTTCAAAACCTTCTGCAAGACCATTGCTTGTGCCTCTCAGAAGAGCCTTACCTCTACTAGTAGTCTTGGCTACATATCTATTGCCAAGCTTGGACATCATATCATCAGCAGCCTTTAGTCTAGCTCCTTCCTCCATTATGGTTGGAGCTTCTTTTCCTGCTGCTTTTGCAGCTGCCTTTACCTCAGCATGATTAGCAAAGCCTTTGCTGTATAGTTTACCAAACTGCCACATATTAGAGGCAGTAAGGAGTATAGTATTACCAATAAGTGTGGTAAGACCCATAGCATGACCTCTTTCAAGAGCATCCTGTCTAAGAGCCTCAGCATCCTTGTCTAGCTGTGTTAGTGCAGCTAATTTATCTTCATCAGAAGAATTGCTACCAATGATTTCTTGATACTTCTGATTATAAGCATCCTCTATTTGGGCATTCTGTAGTTCTAGAAAATCCCTCTGTCCATTGTTAGCCTCAATTCTACCTTCATTAAGTCCTGACATAAGGCTTCCTACAACACTTGAAGAGAGCCCTTTCTTCAGTATACCAGCAGCCTTGAGACCTTTTGTCCATACACCACCACTATAGAAAGCACCAACAGTGAAACCTAAATTCTTGATTACACTATCAGCCCAAAAGTTCATAGTACCAAGATTCTGATACCAGGGTCTCTCTTGTTCCTCTTGTGTCCTATAGTTGGGAAGTATCTCTTCTAGACTCCTGTTTATATCTTGAAGAGCATTACTGACATCATTATCCCAAAGGGCACTTATTCTTCCAGTAGATGCTGCCTCTATACCACCTGCTATTAAGCCTAGAGTACCATCAAGGAAGGTAGTAGCTGCTAAGGCTACTCCTTTTGCAATACCAGACCCTAATTTTGCTAAACCAGATTGTCTCTGGCCTCTTAGGTTTTCATAATCAAGTATATCCTGAAGGCTAGCATCTTCTGTAACATCATAAGAACTATTACCAAATTCTGAAGAAACTCCTAAGTCTCTAATGAACCCTTGACTAGGTTCCATATAATCATCTAGGACAGTACTCCTGCTATTGTAAGGAGTACTTGCAGATATTTTCCATCTTGGTGTTCCTTGAGAAAACGGAGCAGCATTTTCTTCTTGTAATTGGGAATGTGATAATTCTCCTGTTTGAGTTATATCTCTAATGCTCATATTATTTTATTTTAAGGCTGCATTTCTACAGGTTTTGTTTTATTTGTCTTAGCTAAGTCAGCTGCTGCTAGTGCAAAATTATCTAGAATATTATCTAAATCATCTACAGTGACCGCTATATCACTTCTATCAGGGAGTGTAAGCTGACCATTATGTTCCATCCTCATTCTATAAGGAAGGTCTATTTTGTCCTGCTCTAGAGTTTGTTGATATACAAGGTAGTCATGTTTGGCAGCGTCTAAGTCATCACTATACCTAATCAGAGAAGTAGCAAGGTCATCAGGTAACTGAAGAGCAACATCCTCTCCACTCTTCGTGGTTAGTTCATAGTAAGCATGAGTCTTTCCATCCTTGCCTTTTCTCACAATCACATTATGGATTTCAGAGGCATCTAAGTCTTGAGTACTTATACTAGAAGGTTTTCTAAAGTTACCTCTTTCATCTAGGTAGTACTGTGGTAATCCTGCTAGACTACCTTGTTTATTCTTAGCACTGTTTAAGAATGCTTTGGATTGACTCTCATCCACAGTGTAATACAAGTTCTGATTCATTGTGTACCTGTCACCGATATTGGCATTAAGTGCTCTTTCAAAGAGGTCTATGTTTGTTCTTACATCACCAGCACTTAAACCTCCTAAATCACCAAAATCTGAGTACAGCTGTGCTACTCCAGTTCCACTATTGAAAGCATCCCTTGTTTCTATTAGAGATGCCCTAGTATTGTCAAGATGCTTCTTTAATTTTGCTTGGTCATTGACATTCAGTCCTTTATTTCCAGAGGGGAATCCTAGTTCTGGGAACATTCTCCTAGCATCATCATAAGTTATGTATTGGAAGTAGTTTGGATTCCTCTGACCACCCTTAGCAGGATGTTTTGTCATGTCATCTATTACCTTTATCTGAGCACTGAGGTCTTCAGAATATTGTTTCATTTCAGCTGGGGACATTTTACTGAATTTTTCAAATGCAGCTCTATCTACACTTAAATGACCATTAGCATCTTCCTGAAGGATTCCCAACCTCTTGTACTTCTTTATTCTATCATCTTGAGTAATGTCATATCTCTGACGAGTTCCTAAAGAGGCTGCTCTTTCTTTCTTATCCTGCTCTGCTTTTACTCTAGCCTTTTCTCTTTCTAACTCAAGTTTTCTATTAAACTCCTGTTGTGCTAGAGCATTCTGCATATTATAAGAGTCGGTGAAATGTTCCATCTTAGTGGTTCCAATAGCATTATAGAGTCCCTGCATGGCATAAGCTTCAGCTCTTCTATACATTTCATTGTTCTCCCAATCTCCATTCATGCTGCTCCAATTCCTGATACCAGAAGATGCCATAACATCATCCACTAGCTTGGTAAGTATTGGAGCTGCCTTTGGGTCTCTTGACATAGCTCTCATAACATCCTCAGCAGAAGCACCATATTGCAGCATCCTCTCATATTGATAGGGAAGACCAAGTTTAGTTAAAGCACCTTTATTAGTAAGGGTATTTTTCAATGTTTGTGCTGCTTGACCTACCTGTTGAGTAAGCAAGGCTCCACTATACTGGTCTGATAAAACATCCAGTTTATCATTAGTTAAATATTCATCTAAAGAAACCTCATTAGCCCTTCTATTAAAGAAGTGCGTAGGGTCCTTTATCATTACCTCATGTTGAGTCTTTATATCAGCCTGCCTTCTATCATAAGCATTCTTTATTGGGATAATATCACTGGCATATCTAGCTCTTAAATTACTCATTGCCTGTCTTGAAGTGGGAGTAAGGCCATTGGCTGCTAATTCATCTGCCTGAGTTTTAAGAGCGTCAGCAAAATCTTTATATCTCTGATAAGTAATTGGGTCACTCTCTTTGTTAGCTAACCCCTCCCAAATACTGGCATTGGTATTTAATTCACTATAAGCATCTTCTAGAGCTTGATGTGACTGTGTAGCCTGAGCTACTGGGGCAAGCATTTCTTGATATGAGAAAGGTCTGAACCTACTATTAATAACTAATCCATAATTAGGCATTTCTTCTCCTCCTATTCTTTATAGTTAAATATCCTCCTTTAGATTTCCTATTAGCTGCATCTCTTTCTGCTTTCCACTTAATGTAATCTTGTTCATCTTTGGATAGTCCACTCATGTTTTTGTAGTGAATAGTACCATCCCTATCAACGTCATAGTATAGAGCAGGGTTGGTGGAAATCATATTCCTATTAACAGCTTCCCAACCAATGTTGCCAATGTTATCAAACAGGCCAGTAAGGTTTGCTGCAAGACTTGTATCCCAAGCTTGGTCTTCAGCTTGCTTTAGACCAAGAGCTTTCATCTTGGCATCAAGCAGTATACTTGCTTTAGCTTTATCAAGTTCTGCATTAGCCATTTGAGCTTTAAGGTCAGCCTCACTGTTGTACATATTAGTGCCCCTATTAAACTCAGCAACCTTTTGTCTTTGAGCAAGATTATATTCTTCACCCTCTCTAAAGAGTTTACCAAGACCAATGTTACCACTATAGTCAGCGGCTAAGAGACCTGCAAGTGCAGTACCTCTATTACCATTGCTGAGGTTGAGGATACCTCTTCTAGTAGCAGCTTGCTGGGCACCAAGTTCATTTGCATAGAATAATCTATCAAATGGATTGTAAGCAAGGTAGTCACCTATTGGAGTGTAAGATACTCTTGGAGTATTACCTACAACTTCTCTTGCAGTAGCTTCCAATTCATTAGCATACTTATGGTCAGGTCTATTAAACAAGGTATAGCCAAGTCCAACTGATGCACCTAGTACTGGAGCATATCTTAACCAAGTTTCCCAGTTGGAAGGTGCTTTATCTTTTGTTGATTTTTTTCCATCAGAACCAGAAGTTGCAGTTTCTGGATTATAGGGTCCTAAAACAGGAGCTGGTTCTGCAATACCTTTACCTAAATCTTCAATTCCATAGCTCCAAGGGTGCCTTACAGGAGCAGTAGGTGGTGTAGGCATTAATGGACTATTTTCCACCATAACAGGATTTCTTAACCACATTACATCTTCATTAGTCAATCTAGGCTTGATACTATAATCCTTAAATAATAAATCATAGCCTTGATTAAAATCTGTTTGTGGATTAGTTCCCCAAAGGTAATTAGGATATTCCCCTTCACCTTTAAATATTCTTCCAAGAAGTCCACCATAAGCATGACTCCAAGATTTTGAATTATGCACAAACACTGCTTTCTTTACCATAGCAGGGCTATACTTATCCTTGTTAGAAAGTACATGACTTGCAAATTCTTGCACACCCATACCATGCTTTGTAGCAGCAGCTGTGAATGTACCTCTCTTGTTCTTTGCTATATGGATAGGACCACCATCAGCAGCAAATGCTGCCATGTCTTCCATCTGACTGAATTGTTCCTTCTGAGCTTTCTCTTGTCTAATAGTCTCTTGCTCTTGCATTAAGCCAGCAAGGAGAGTGTCAAGAGTTCTCTTCTCAATTGGGTCATTAGGTCTCTCAGCAGATGCTTTCTGAGCCTTCTCAACTGCTTCTGCAAAGGTCATATTGTCACCACCCTTGAGTTTATACCTATCTCTTACAGCCTTAGGAACATTAATCCTGTTGCTAAATACATAATCATTCCAGACTACTTCACCTTCCTCAACAAGGTTAGGTACTCCATCCTGTGCTACACCCATAGGTACACCACCTATAGGATTTTGTTCATGTCTCTTACCTGCTTTAATAAAGTTAAGTCCATTAGACCAATCTCCACCATAACCAGGTAAAGCACCTCCAAATGCAAACATAGGCATAGAGGTTCTACTATTATTATTCTTTGTCATATTCTCTCCTAATGAAGAAAGTAATTCTTCATTTTGCATATAATCAATAGCACCACCTACAGGTAGCAAACTGATACCTAGTGGGCCACCATAAGCTGCAATTTGTGATGCTAACATTCTATTATTCTTTGAAGTTAAACTTTGTGCTGCGGTAGCAAAAGAAGCTTGCTTATAAGCATTCTGTCTTTCAGCCTCAGCCTTTAAATCAGCAGCTGCTTTCTCTGCTGCACTCTGTGCCTTACTTTTACCAGTAAGTCCTCCAATAAGACCACTTCCAAGACCTATAACTGCACCAGCTAAAGCTCCCCAAGGACCAGCAGAAGCCCCTGTAGCAGCACCAGAAACAGTTGAACTTAAAGTATTCTTGAAGATGTCCCCATCACTAGGACCTTTATAATAGTCATCAGCATCAAAGTCTGTGTCCATTAATCTGAAAGATGACCATTGATTCATTAAATCATCAAGGGAATTGGCTTGTACTCCCTGTTGATTTTGTTTCATTGCTTCTATTTGGGCATCTACAGATTGTTCAAGACTATCAATATCAGGATTAGCCATACCATAAGCAGTTCCCAACAGAGAAGCTGCTCCACTAGCCATACCTAGTGCAGAACCTAATCCTTTACCTTGTTTCCAATTATCTTTCCAATCAGCCATAATAATTCTTATTATTAATTTGCAAAGATAAGAATTTTATTTGATATACACAAGAACTTTTTGAAAAAAGTTAAAGGTGATAAGGATTTCCCTTATCACCTTCAATGTTAAGTATTGGTTAGAAATAAGTTACTGCTATGTCATGAACAACAGTTTTCTTATTATCACCCTCATCAGAAAGTTTAATCCTTGCCCAAGGATTACGGATTCTCTCAAGAGGTTTACCATTTACTCTTGGAATATCTCCTCTCCAGATTCTAAACTTCTGGGCTAGATTGGCTCCAACACCTCTCTTAATTACCCTCTCAAAGTCTACTTCTCCAGTATCTTGATACTCATTCCAAGCCTTAATCTTAGTGAATGGTAATACATTCAAGTCACTTGAAGTTTTCTGAGAATAAGGTTCCTGTATACCATCCTCTAAGACCTCAGCTCTAAACTCTACAGTAGAGAATATCTTATCTTCAGTAGGTTGTTCTGAGGAGATAATATCAATGCTATATCCCTTATTTTCACCAAAGAAGGACAAGTAATCACCATCAAATTGTTTCCAAAGGTCATTATCTTTGATAGCAATCAGAGAATCTTTGAATGGGAACATGAACTTCATATCATAATCCACAAATGAGGTAAACTCTGCAAGTTGCTCATTATACGCAAGACACTCCTCCCCAAATTGGAAATACACATCTTTTAACTTTGGGTCATAGAATGTTTTCTCTGTGCTTATATAAGGATTCTTATAAAGATAAGTGTTAAACCCTTTACCCTTTGACAGGGATTCAAGACCTTTAGACCATCTATAGATTTCCCTAGTATTACTGTCTATGAAGTAAATACCATCTTGAGTAACTTGAATAGAATCTTTATTACTACATCCAATTTGATTACTTACATATTGACTACCATCAACTTTACCACTATTAGCAATCTCAATTGGGACTCCTTGTTGAGTTGATATAGTAGTTCTTTCATTGTACATAATCTTGGCTATACCTCTATCCTGGAAACACATCAGATTATCATTCCATAATCTAAGAGCTTGTATTTCACCAAGAGTACCATCCATATCAAGAACAGAAGTAGGAACTATTTGAGTCCAAGCATCAACATCACTGCCATATACTTTTGTTTTAGTCCATATCAATTGGTTTGGAAAATCATCTATACTATAATCCTCTGAGTCTAAATAATGATAACTAAAGAAATTATCCTCTTGTGTATATGCTTTATTTAGCAAGTTGAAGTTTGTATTTAGAACTGTAGTATTATCAGCTTGTCCTCTCCTAGTATCATATCTACCATCAATATTTACCCTTGTTTCACACATGAATGAGAATATTTCAACAATCTGATTTTGGTCTTCAAGGGAGTATGGATAGGTCTTTAGGCAGTCATACCTTTGGTAATATGTGTCTCCTATACTTGCTTCTACACAATTTCTATCTGAAAGTTGAGATTCTCCTGCTACAATCCAGTTTTTATCCTTGTAATCAGCAGTATATAATCCTTCTAGATATAACTCTGCCAAGTATAGATAAGGTATCTCTGAATTTATGGTTAAGGGCTTTCTTATAATAGATTGGGTTGCACTATTAGTAGAAGTTCCCGCTACATACCATTTAGCATCAGTATACCAAAAATTTCTCCAACCTCCAGGACCGTGGTCCCCATCTGTTCTTTCTCTTCCTGAAGTATAATAGGACTTGTAATAAGTAATACCTGTAGATGTAGTATAAGTAAAATACACCATGTAGGTTCTAGATACTTCATTACCAGGGTCATTCTCTTCTGATACTACTCTAGTAGTTCCTCCTGTGTGGGAATCATAATAGTTTTTATCTAATGAAGAAATAGTTACTGTTCTATTACTATGATTAACAGCTGTAACATACCAAAGTCTTTGATTAATAAGGTCTGTAGAATTTTCCACAATAAGTAAATCTCCCAATTCTAAAATATTATAATCATCAGGTAAATTAGAGAAATTTATTGTGTTATTGTTGCTACTAATATTGTACGTAAGACTTTGCATATCTAGAATAAGTCTTACAGAAGCCTTAGGAGCAATGCCACTCAAATCATCAGTTCCTATGGTATCATCTCCACTAATAGATACATTGGGAAGTATATACATTTTATTGTAGTCACTAGATAAAGAAAACACTCCATGTTTAGTACTCTTATATCTCATTCTGACTCCATCAGTAGCTGTAGATAAGGATTCAATAGTATTGCTCCCTTCATTCCTACCATAGGTTGGATAAGCAGTACTTCTTGATAACACCGTATCTACACTTCCAAAGTATAATTTTGACGCAGAATATAAGTAATTACTTACATCAGGAGGTATGGATATAGGCATATTATCATCCTGATATATTCTTAACATAGTAATATTATAGATAAGAGATAAATATTCATCTTCATCTATTTCATTTATAATATATCTTGTGGCAGCAGATTCTCTTAAAGAAGCCATAACTTTTGTGTCTAGCATAGCTACTCTAGTTTCATTTGCTCCTGGAGTGCCCTGAGACGTTAAAGACCCATTTCTATGCCAAGGGAATATTGGATATAGATATGAAACTGCTGTGCTATTAGGAGCATAATCTCTAAAAGAGAATGTAGCTAAATCCATTTGGAAAGCATCCTCATCAATATTATTATGAAGCAATCCTGAATAAGCTAGATTATTAATAGAGGTATTTCTAGGAGGAGTACTCCAAGTAACTTGCATACTACTCCTTCCAGAAGTAATGGGTAAGATTCCTACAATTCTGAGCTTATAATTAGAATTGAAAATAGATGAAAATTCTATATCAGGACTATTTAATGTTAATGTATTCCAATCAACAAACATATCCATATCTGTGAGAGAAACTCCTGGAGTATAAAAAGATAAAGCTGAACTGTTTGCACCATTAATTTCTCCTACATTAGCTAAGGTAGTTCCCCCATCTCTAATATTTCCATTATGTTTGCTCTGAGGTCTGTGAGCTTCTAAATCATTAGAGGTAACGTCTCTGAAAAACCAAGAAGCCTGTGCATAAGGGGCATTTTGATTTCTGTTTTTATTAAATACAGTAGGACAAAGAACCCCTTGGCAAACCACCCTATGCTGGTCTTGTAATCTTACTGCCTTTACTCTTTTATATCTTAAAATAATACTTTTAGCTCTTTCTGAAAAATAGATAAAAGCTTTTACAGGTTTAAATTGTGTATTCTCATCTAAAGGATAATAACTATTATTAGCACTATTAATAGGTATAACATCAGTCCATTGTCCTTTATCATCCTGCAAGATAATACCAAAAGTATATGTTTCTCCACCCTTGAAAGTTGTAATGTCTTTTGCACTCATATCCAATTGATTTCTGTACATATAATAACTTCCAAGTTCTCCTTTAGGAACAGGAGAATCACTATAGCCAAAATGTATAAAGGCATTCTCAGCTATGACATCCTTATCTGCCCCTGTTAAAGCGGTATTAGTTGTATAATTTCCGAAGAATAATGTGTTATTTTTTGATTCCATTGTATTTGGAATAATCACACTTCCTCCCATATAAATAATTTCAGCATAATCTACAACTTCTCCTGATAATCCTGTGTCGATATAGCTAATGAAATTACTAGTTTTTGTTATACTAGATAAGAAATTTGCAACAGCTAAATGCCAATATCTTAAAGGAAAATCTCCTATTTGTAATAGGGATACTCCAGATATAGTCACATTAGATTCTGTTATTTTCATTTGTAGATACAGTCCTTTTTGAGTCCTAGCTCGATATACATCAGCAGGAAATCCCACATTAGACCCTTCTCCATATAAATGAATTACCTGATAATTTGAGTCTAGAAGATATACTGAAGTATTTCCTTCTCTATAAGCAAGAAATTCCTCTATATCAATTTGATTATTTTCATTATCTAATATATAAGTATTGTCAATGCTAAAAGTTACAGTATCAATAGTTCCCTCTGAAACTCCTGAAGTACTTACAGACATTCTTCCATAAGTAATATCTTCAGACTCTATATGAGTTAAGGGTATATCATATACTTTCTTACATACTGGAGTACCATTCTCTGATGTTCTAAATACAGAATATATTCTTAAGTAATCGAAATTAGTATCAGGATTTTTAACTTTTATACGAAAAGCATTAGATATACCTTCCTCTGGTGAAGCTCCTCTAGTATTAAAAGAAGTATATAATATGGGAGACTGATAAAATGCAGGTGTCTGTTGTCCATTCTTATTATAGTAAGATAATATATATTGAATGGTCCCTGCATTAAATATTCCATTATAGTCTACCTTTTTTACTTCTGATGTTTCTTGTAACTGCATAGGTAATACAAAATCAAAGGGATTTATTCTTGTTTCCCAATTAGATATTGTATTCTCCGATGCTTTTATATTAATAAACCTAGGTTGGTGTACTCCATCAATCCAATATACTTTTTGAATATTTTCATTCTCATATACTCCTTTTGTCTCAATCTTAGTGTTTTCATCAAAACCTAAGTCTCCATCATATAAATCTTCCACAATCATTCTAGGAGAAGTGACAGTAGTATCTTCCTCTAGTCTGTAGATATGGTCAGTATTAGTATCATGGGTAAAAACAGTAATATACTTATTAAGCACACAATAACCAACAATGTCTCCAAGTATATCTTGAGATAATGTATATTGAGTGTTGCCCTTTTCAGTAGTAAGAGCCAGCAGGGTACTATCTTCTTGTGCAGTAAGTCTCAGATTTCTAATCTCATAGGCATACTGATTGGGAGACTTAGCAGGGTCTAAGTCTCTCATCATACCTTTAATATTGAATATTTGCTTTCCCATATTAGTGTCTCCTTAATAATTGAGGTGCTCCTTCTGAAACAAAACCATTATTATAGTCCTTCTTACTAGGAAGAAGTTTGTTCCACATATTGCTTATTGATACCATTTGGTCTAAGGAAGGTCTAATTAAATCAGTTTGTGCTTGACCTACTGCCCAAGCATATCTTTGTTGCCTATTTTGTAGAACTTGTGGAGTTATCTTACCTTGGTCAAATAAGTTGTTTGTATAGCATTCCACTGTTATATATTCTTCCAAGGCTCTGGCATAACTACCATTATCAGGAATCAAAGGATACCCCTCATCTGTTAGAGGAAAAGCTCTATAAGCTATTTCTATTTTACCCTTTGGAATTGAAGTAAAGATACAAGTGCCTTGCACCTTATAGGTGATACCTGTATGTCTTACTTTATCACCCTCTTTTCCTTTGTTAGGACTCATATGGAAGGAGTCTGTACTACCTCTGAAATAGTCTCCTTTATCAGTCCTAACTTGGATTAACTCATAGAGGTCACAAGGAAGTACCCCTCTATAGTCTTCAATATCAATTATAGCTGTCCTTTCAAAGAATACTTTAGGCATTCCCACTATCTTGATAAACTCAAAGGTATAATCAAGTATAGTCTCAAATGGAATGTCATTTAAAAGTTTATTCCTGTGTATTCTGTCAGCTATCACATTTATGTCTATGTAATCCATTTCTATCTGCTAATAATAAGGCATCAAAGCCTTGGTTATTAATTCTTTCTTTTAATTTCAACCTTAAATCCCTTGTAGGTGTAAACTCATAGAATACCTTGTTATTATACATGGCCTTCCTTTTATTGTAAATAATTTTGAACTTCTCTTTTGTTTCACACCTTATCAAGGTTTTGTTTTCATAAGCCTCTTTATCCTCAAACCATAATCTTAAAGTTTTGTCCCAATCTACAGATAGATTAGTCTTTATCTTACCATCTTCAAGACCTACATAAGTAGGATATTTCCTTACTTCAATTCTTCCCATTCTTTCATGGAGATTAATGTCTCTGCCTTGCAGAAGCTGGTCTTGAAGGTATTGATTAAGGGAGTTGATTATCACCCTAAAGTCTTTTTCAGACAATGATTTGTCAATTTGCTTATGTTTAATGCACCATCTATAGGCATCCTTAATACCATAAGAATTATTTACTCTGAAGTGATGCTTCTTTTGATTGGCTTTTAGAATACCTATTCTAAATTCTTCATAGTTCATGGATTCTTGTATAAGTCAGACCTTCTTCCTTCAGCAACTTGTTGCCTAATATATGCTGCTAAATTAGATAGGTCATCATTTGCATTATTGAGAGAATCTTGTGCCTGATACTTGAAGGCTGAGAGTTCTTTGACTATAAGCTCAATCAGTGGTGGCACTAGGGATTCCTCAATTGGAAACTGCATATCCATTAAATCACATACAGTATTCCCATTCTCATCAGGACATTGTAACCCTGTAACCTTTGCACTATCCTCAAATATACCAGTAACTTTTACCTTCTTAAGATAATACATTTGTGGATTGCTAGACTTAAGATACAGGTAACTGTCAGGGGCTATAGTTGCATAAGCTTGATTCCTGAGAAACTTATTATGACCTACATATTTAAATCTTTCACTGTTGGTGTAGTTTATATTACCTTGGAAATAATCCAGAGTTGTAACCTTCTGGGAGCCTATACTCATCATGTGAGGTATCTGCTGTACACTTCTAAGGTAATTAGCACCTGTACATGGTACTCCATTAATATCAGTGATATGCTCTAGGTCTAAGCATATAGTCTGATAGTTTGACTCAGGTATCTCTTTTCTGATGTCAGAGTATCTCTGCTTCAGCAACATACACCTCATTTTATCAGCTAGATATATGACATGCTCCTCAACAAAATGAGAATCATCAGATATAAGCTTCAATTGGTCTATAACCATGCTAACAACTTCTTTATACTTAGACATTTTTATATCTCCATTTATATCCTTTAATACTATTAACCTTTTGTTTACAACAAGCTGATAGATTAGTAGGAGCAACTCCTATAAAATCAGCCGCATCTTGTATACTTGAAAACTCTCTTAATATCTCTCCATTAAGAGTCAATTGTAAAATATACTTAGAATCTTTCCTTCTAGGTTTTGCACTTATTGTTTCAGGGATTCCCGAAGTGGAATATCTCCACATATATTTATGTGCTGATTTAGACTTTCCTCTGCAACATCCAGCAATAGATTCTCTGCATACTCCTAGAGCTTTTGAGACCTCATCAATATTATTCCATGTTTTAATATAGTTACCCTTTAAATCATATTGTATAATCTTATTTCCATTATTCTTTTTAATTTCAGACAACTTCTTCTTAGTTTCTATAGATTTTGGTCTACCTTTTTGTGCTCTAGAGATTTTTTCCCCAAAACCTTCAGGTTTCTTTTTGCCCTTTCCTGCAATAGATATTTTATTTCTAGTCACATCACCCACTTTATAACCTCTTGAGCCATCACCTCCAATAGTAGAATTATAACCATTTTTATAAGTATCATAATAACCAATATAATATGCTTCTAATCTATTAAGTTCTATTGTAGCCTCTTCAAGTGTGGAAAATTGTTGTTTATGAATGACCTCATACTTAAAATTTTCTCTCCCATACTTTTTTCTTGCTCTATCTATTTTACTTCTTCCACCTGTATATCTACCTCTCCCAAACCACATTCTTCGTCCATAGACTTCATTAGTAGTTTGTCCTATATAAGACTTTCCTGAGGGACTTATATACCTGTAAATCACTCCTGTCACCATAATAAAAAATTTATGTATCTTTACAATTATATTGCAAAGATACATAAAAATTTTGAATTAAACAAATATATAATGAAAATCATTATATTAAAAGAGAGGAAGACTAATATCTCTTTTTTTTTTCTCCCTTTAGGAAGCAGGTTCATATCTTCCATCAAGAGGATTGACCTTCGCCTCAATAGCAGTCTTAATGCTGCTTGCAAGAGCACCAAGATTAGCAGCAGTTGTATCACTGGCAGC